ATCTCACGCGCCCACGTATCGAAATCCGTAGACCCGGCCTCGTAGACCGTCCCGCCGTAGTCCACCAAATCGTCAATGATGTCATCGGCCTCGTCCGCGCCGATTGCCAGCGTCTCGATCGGCTTGTTGAGCTTGGCCTGCAACCGCTTCTTGGCGGCCTCGGCCGCGGTCATGTCGAAGATTTTTACTCCTGGCCCCCCGACGGCTGGCGCGGGAGCTTCGCCCCTTCCACCCCGTGCACCACCCCCTGATGGTGGGGAGGGAACAGTCGCCGCGGCGGGAGGTCCGGCTTGAGGGGCTGCGGCCGAGGGAAGCTCGGCTGGGGGCGCGGCGGCAACGGCCGCATCGGCGCCGGGGGCAGCGCCAAGATCCTCGCCACCGCGGCCCGGTTGGGTCGGATAAAGGGAGCCCTGTTCAGGCGCATCTCGTTCCACCTTTCTGACGGCGGCTTCCCAGAAGTTGTCCCGTGTGAGATCCTGCGGCGGCAGGCCGGCGAGTTCACCCTGGTTCGGATCCGCGACCGCGGCATCGACCCGTTCGTAGTAGTTGGTGAGCGCCTCCTGAATCCGCTTGGATCGCTTGGCTTGGGCGTCGAACAGCGCGAGGATCGACTTCGCCACCTGGCTGATACTCTCGTCGGGAATGAGCGATGGCTGCGTGAGTACGACGCCCTTTTCACTGTAGACGGGTTTGCCCAGGTAGTTTTTTAGCGCGTCCGGATCGGAGCTCCCCCGAAGCTCGGAGAGCTTGAGCGCCGCGTCGGCGATCTCCTTGCTGAGGAGGAGCTGCGGCGCGATAGTGGCGATCCGGCTCTCGACGGCGACCACCCGTGGGGCGATGTTCTGGAGCGCCATGAGGACATTCCGGATGTTCTCGTTCAGGTTCTCGGCCAGCGGAGCGACCAGGTTCTTGCCGTAGGCTTTGGCGAAGAGGGCGTTGCGTATCCTGGCCAAGCCTTCTTGACTGAGGCTCCCGTCTGGCGTGAGGTAGCGACCGCGCTCGGAGGCCGGCACGACGTCGGCCATGAAGGCGCGCACGAAGTCCCGGTTCTGCGCGGTGTTGATCTGTCCCGTCTCGGATGGCTGGAAGAGCGCGAGGAGTTTGGAGGACAGGTTCCCAGCGTCGATACCGGCGAGCTCGGTTGAGGACATCGCGGAGACGCTCGAGACGTTGGCTTCCTGCGCGAGCTTGGTGAGGTCCATGGCCGGGTCGTCGATCACGCGCACGAGCACCGGAACGGTCGCCTTCTCGAAGTCTGCGGTGGAGATCCCAAACTTCTCGTGGTTCGCCTTGAGCCAGTCGTAGTACCGCTGCCCGGGCGCGCGGTCTCGCGCCTCCGGCCCGAAGGCCTTCCTGAGCGCCTCGGTACGCCGGTTCCCCGAGATGACGTTGCCGTACTGGTCGAGGATCGGGGCACCCTGGCTCGCGAGCCGGCTCTCCCCGAGCTGCTCCGGGTCGAGCTGGCCGGCGATCGCGTGCTCGGCCGCCTCATAGACGCCGCGCTCTTCTACCGCCCGCGGCTGGTACTGCTGCGGGTAGCCCGGCATCCGAGAGGTCCTGGCCTCCGGCAGGTCGATCACCGCCCACTTGAACGGCACCTTGGTCCCAGCTTCGGTCACGGCCTCGCCAGTGGCCCCGTACTGCGCCTTGAGTGACGGTTGTCCACCCGCGAAGCCTCGTTTCTCCAGCTCTTGAGCAACCAAAGGGAACCTCTCCCACATCTCCTGCATGCCCATAACGAGTTGGCCCTGGACCCTGAACGTTTGTTGTGGTTTCCCTCCGACCGAGTAGGGACGCATGATCTCAATGTTGGCGCGGCCAACTCGAAACGTCTGCGGCTCCATCGGGCCCGGTGCTGTGACCGTAGGTGTCACAGGTGTCGGCGCTGCTGGCGCCTGTGGCACCTCCGGCGGGACCTCGACAGGCCGGGCGGCCGGAGCCATCGTCTTGGCCTTGCGGATCTCCTCGTCGATGAAGGCCATCCGTCCGATGTCCACGGACCCGGGTTCCCGCCCACGCAGGTTCGCTCGGATGTAGGTCCTGACCATCTGGCCGATGCGGCGGAGCGCCGGTTCTGGAAGCCCGGTATGAGCCTCGAGGGCAGCCAGGTAGTCGGCATCCCGCTTCGATGGCACCTGCTGGGCGACGATGTAGAGTCCCTTCTCGAGGTCCCGGGTGAAGGCAAGGTCGTAGGACTTGTCCTGGATGTTGTACCGGGGCTTGGCGCCGGCGAGCTCGCGTGGTAGGGTGAACTCGCCCTTGAGTGGGGCAGCAGCACCCGGTAGCTCCGGTGCCGCAGCGGCCGGAGCTTGAGCCGGAGATGGCTCGGCAGGGCGCGGGGCGGGGGTCTCCGGAACGGTCTCCCCAACAGCGGCAGGCGCTCCGGGGACCTCCGCCGGGATGGTCACTTCTGGGGGTCCAGCGGGCCGCGCCGGGGCCTCTGGGGCGACTTCGGCCGCCGGAGGACGTACCACCTCAATGGGACCGGCCGGAGCCTCCTCTGGCCTTGCGGCGGCCTCTGGCGGAGCTTCTGGGGGTGCGGCCTCGGCATCCTCAGCTCGCTTCGCCCCCTCTTCGTAGGCGACCCGCCCGGCTTCCCGCTGGAGGATCGCCTGGGCGGCCGACAGCTCGGCCTCGTCCTGGGTCTGCCCCCTGCGCCGGAACACGCTCACCAGCCGGCCGAACTCGGCCGCCTCGACCTTCTGCCGGGCCTCGGCGATCGCGAGCTTGACCGTGTCGTCCAGCGGGACACCCTTGGCCTTAGCCTCCCGCTTGAGGCCCTCAAGGACCAGGCGAGGATCCCGGCCGTGGAAGAGGAAGAGCATGTCCAGCCCGTAGTCGAAGGCTTTCTGGGCCAGCGGGCGCTCGTCGAATGGGTGCTGGAGGTTGACGGCGTCGTTCAGGACGGCCCCGATACCCCATCGGGCGGCGAGAGACGGGAGTTCCTGCCCGGTGAAGGTCCCGCTCACGCCACCGAACACCGCGCCCGTCAGGGCCCCCTTCCCAGCCGCCTTGAGCAGCACCTTGCCCGCCTCGAGCACCGACTCTTTCTCGAAGGCATGGCCGGTCTCGGCGGCGGCCGAGGCGGCGGCCAGCGTAGCCGCCTCCTTGATCACCGCCTTGCCGAGGATGGTCCTGGTGGTGTCGGTCATCAAGGGCGCGAGATACCGCCCGATGGTGGCTTCCGTAGCTGCGCGAGCCGCAATGTACGGTGTGGTCAGGAATCCAGCGACGTGGCCTGCCCCGTAGGCAAGACTCTCGCCGATCGTCTCGGGCTCCTGGTCGGGAAACCCCGTCGCGCGCTTGACGGCACCACCGATGCCCAGCGTTACCGCTTCCGCAGCTCCCGTGAGCGCCTGGCCGACCACTCTCGGGCCCGGCTCACGGTACTCGGATACCGGCACTCCGGTCTCTCGCGCGCCGAGCGCGACGACCGCCTTCGCGCCTTCGGCCGTTTTCCGCCGCTCCTCGGCCTTGCCGAGGTCGAGCAGGCCCAGACCCGAGAGGATCCTACCGAAGACCCCGGGCTCAGTGGTCCTCTTGGTGCCTTCCGGTGCAGCCCGAAGTTCTGGCTCGGTTGCGACTCGGGGTGGCCGCTCCGCTGGCTTCGGTGCCCTCGCCGCGAGGTCCTCTTCCATGCCGCCCGTCGAGAAGGCACGGCTGGCTACCTCACCTACGGCCCCAGCGGCAGCGCCCACGGCCTCTCCCACTGCACCGGCAACAGCGCCGGCTCCACGCGCGATCTGCCGCCCCGTTTCAGCGGCACCCTCGAGGAGCGGCCGGCCGAAGATCGAGGGATACGCGGGCGCCGCCGGTTCAGGCGGGATCTGGAAGGCGCTCGTCGCCGGGGCCTCAGCCACCGCAACGGCCGCATCGTCTTCCGCGGGAATCGTGAACGCCATTAGGGACTCGTGGACAGTAACCCCGCAGCGCGATCCGCTTCGGCCTGGGTCATGGTGCCGTTCGCGACGTTGTGGTCGAGGATCTGCTTGATGCGCTGCGGGCGTGTCATGGTCTTGGGCGGACTCTCCCGCATCGCCTTCTGGACCGCCGAGACCGCCTCATTGACGGTGACTTGCCGAACCGTCGCCCCTTTCGCGCCGCTGCCAATCTTGTCGAGTTCATCCGAATCCGCCGCAATCTGCTGGCGGGCGATCTCCTTGTCCTTCGGGAGCGCATTCGCCGACGTGAGGATCGACCGATTCTGGGCAATCCGCTTCGAGAGGACCGTCGCGCGCTCTTTGCCCTCTTTGCTCCCTCCTGCCGCCCCTGCCGCGCTCGGAGCCTTCCCCGGCACCGTCGCTTTGGTTTTGCGGGCCTCTTCGCCAGCGACCCGCTTCTGTTCCAGCAGGAACGGCTCATCGGCCGTCTTCTTGGCGGTCTCCATTGCACCGGCCTGCCGCACCTTTTCGTCGTCCTTCACGGACTGGGGCTTGAGCGCGTTCATCTTCGGCAGGAACCCGGGATGGAGACCCTCCTCTGCGCGCGACCACGCCTGCGACGCAGAGAGGCTGGGATTGGCGACGCGCAACTGCGTGTACTTCTCGATGGCGGAGTACACCGCGTCCGGCTGGTTCTGCTTGACGTCCTCCAGCGTGTGCTTGTTGAGATCCTTCATCAGCGGGTGACTCGCTCCGATGGGGAACGCCTTGTAGATGGCGGCGATGCCATCGAGGCTCATCCGCGTCCGCTCTTCCGGGCTCTTCGCGGTCGCGGCATTCCTGATGGTATCTTGGTAGACGCCCAGCGCCCCGCCCAACTGCTTCGCGGTTTCGGAATCGTCGAGCAGGAGCTTGTAGTCTCGTAGCGCCTCCTTGACGTGGACAGGATTGCCGAGTTTCATCGCGAGGTTCACCAAGTCGAGCTGGAAGTCCTTGGGGTCGGCGTACCCGCCGGCATCTGGCTTCTTCTTCATGCGTTCCGCTATCGTGGCACCGAACGCGCGGGCGTCGTCCTGCCGCGTGATCTTCTGCCCCGCCTCCTTGAGCGCCAGCGCGTGCGTATCGCTGCTGATAGCCTGCTCCCGCAACTGCCCGGGAAGGAGTTGCTCCGCCATGTTGAGGCGCTGCTGGCTCCGCTGGCCTTCCTCGTCGCCTTGGCGCACTCGCGCAGTCGTCCCGTAGGCCTTGAGTCCCTCGTCCACCGCCCCCGAGATACCCTCGCCGAGCCGCTTCGCTGGCCCTTCGGCGACCTGCTCGTAGCCTTGAAGTCCTGCCAAGAGTCCCGCAGCCATGGTCGGTCCTTTCCCTTATGAATACAGGGGATCCGCTCGACTCTCGTCGAAGGTGCCTCCCGGTGTCGGATTCATGCCAGAGAGACTATATGCCTGATCGCCCGCCTGTTTCTGCATCCCCCGGAACGCGCCGTAGAGCCCGCCCGCGCCACGCAAGAGCGCCGAGCCGATGTCGCCGTAGCCGGTCGATCGCCCCATGCCGATGCCGTATTGTCGATCCATGAGCGACAGCATGTAGGGGTCTTGCGCCCCGGCCGCAGCAGCACCTAATTGTTGCGGTGCCCCCCGCATGATGCCCACCTGGAACTGCTGCTCCTGCAACTGCGACGCCGCCGAGCTCTGGGCAATTTGCTCGGCCGCCGTCGTCTCGCCACGCCGCAACGCCGACTCCTGGATGTTCCGGCTCTCCTGGCCCTTCTGGAGTTGCGTGGAGCCCGCCGTGCCGGTCTTGTAGTCCGGCCCCTGCGTCCGCAGAAGGTACTCCGTGCGTTGCGCGTCCTGCTCGTTGAGGCTCCGCGTGGCGCCGGGGTCGATGTCGAGCTCGCCCTTCAAGCCCTTGAGCACCTTCTCGTCCGCCAACTGCCGGATCTGATCTTCGGCCTGCTGGGTCTTGGTCTGGGGCTTCTTCTCGATCCCCGTGATCTGCCCGTTCGGTCCGTAGACCGGGACGAGGCCCGCCGAGTCGAGCTGGAACGGCAAGAGCATCTCGGCCATGGCATAGGCCCGGTCGGCCCGTGCCTGGTCTTCCGCCATCCTGGCGCGTACCGCCGTCGGGATCTTGCCGCTCGGGCCGGACATCATCCCGTAGACCGACGATCCGATCCCGACAAGCGCCACGGCGGCCGAAAAGTACCCGCCCTGATTGGTCAAAGCCCAGCGGAGTCGCCTGAGCAATTCGTTCATCGCCCACCCCCTAGTCCGGCCACTGAATATCCCACCCGCTCAGGGCCACCGCGTCGATCGAATACGTCGGGGAGACGGCGTAGAAAATCGTGGACCGGGGATCTCCCCGCGTGGGCACCCGCATGGGCGCGCCGCTCTGGCCCGATTGTTCTTGATAGAACGCCGCGACCTTGGTCACCGTCGGCACGCCACTCCACGATTGCCAGTGAAATCCTGCCGTCGCGCCTCCCGCCACGAGGACGTTGATTTCCACGGCACTCACGGCGACCGTCGGCACATAGGCGCTCAAGTCGAGGGCCGTGGCGTTCGTCAGAACCGAGCTGGTGATGACCTGGGGCGGCGTGGCGAAACTAAATGAGCTATCAAACTGGACGCCCTTCAAAAAATGCGCGGTGGCATCCGTCCCGAAACCGCCCACGAGGCGCCGCTTCGTGTAGCCGATCGGCATCGTGGGGTTGGTCCCGGAGGTCGAGAGGAGACCCGAGAAGGTGTTGGAGGGCGGCCTGAGGATGACGTAGAGATAGTAAAACGTGTTGGCGGCCAGCGTCCCGCTGTCCAGCGCATCGGCGCCGGTGGTCGTGGCGTCTACCGTCGTCGTGAAGGGCGACTTGATGAAGCCGGCCACGCTGATCCGATCGGCCGAGAGGTTGATTTTCGTGTTGGGCGTGCCGGGATTGTTGAGGGCGATGAACTTGATGGTCACGGCACTGCCGTAGGAACTCGACGGTCCCGTGAGCGTGTTGACGATCCCGGCATGGTCCCGGTACGCGAGCACGGTGTTACCGGCGCCATCGTCTTTCGCATAGAGCGATAGGGTATTGAGCGCCGGCGGCGGCGGCGGGTCGGCGATCTCGGTGTAACTCGTGTAGGTCGCTCCCCAGTGCTTCGAGACGTCGCGTGCCAGCGAGTTGTCGATCACTTCATACCAGTAGCTCTTTCCGACGATCGCCTTGAGTTGAAAGCGGAGCCGCTCAAGTTCTCCCTGCACCGTGCTCGCCTGGGAGGCCGAGGTGCCCGGAAACGGATCGACCGTCACCCGCATCTGGCTCACAGAGGAGGAATCCCCTGTGACACAGGAGGCGATGTTCGAGGTCACCGTCCGCGTGAAGGCGCTGTTGAGGTCCGTGGATGTCAGGATCTCGTTGAGGGCCCAGGTCTTGAAGACGCCGCACTGCGCTGCGGCAGGAGCGGGCAGTCCCCACCAGAGCGCAAGCACGGACACTGCCACTAGCATTCGTAGGCTCATGGGTCTCTCCTCATTTCTTGTTGCCAAAACTATACCCCCCGAGACTAAACGCCGTCTGTAATTGTGAAATCCGGAAGTATGGGAACGGAGTCTCGCCGAACGTTATCGGCTCACACGCGCTCTCCGCCGACGCGACGAGGTCGGGATCGCCGCTCGTGAAGATGGCCCGATAGGCTTTCGGGGCGACGTCGGTGATCAGGCGCTCGCTCGAGAGGACGACCGCGCTGGTCCCGCCCGCTGGGACGGGCACGGTTTCCTCGGTGAAGTCACCGCTACAGTCGCCGGTCTCGTAGAACCGGAAGGTGATGGTACTTCCGTCCGGAATGACTCCACCAATGACGGCAACCACAGCCTGGTCGAGGATGACTACCGGGACGAAGACGAAGGGCGTCGTCATCAGACAACCGACCAGGTTCCCGCTAGCCAGACACTCGTCGAGAACGCAACGGTGACTGTGCCGGACGCGAATTTCCCTCCCTGATGGGGCCCCACCAGCACGTCCGTAATCACCATCACGCCGCCACCGGCATGGATTTCCCGGCCGATGTCTGTGGTGTCGAACGCCCCGACTAACACCTGAGTGCCTGGGACAGTGGTCTGCACGAACGCATCACCAGTCGAGACTGGGTGCGGGGCCCCGAAGTCAAAGTAGAGGTCGGCCAGCCGGAACTCCTCCGGCAGCGGGCCCGGTGGAGGCGGAGGCGGCGGGGGTGGCGGAGGCGGCGGGGGTGGCGGGGGCGGCGGGGGTGGCGGCGGAGGCGGCGGCGGTGGAGGTGGAGGCGGTGGAGGTGGAGGTGGAGGTGGAGGTGGAGGTGTAGGTGTAGTAGGAGGAGGCGGCGGCGGCGGAGGCTGTGGTGGCGCAGTCGGCGACGCCGACAGGAGGATCGTCGTCGTCACGCTGGCGACCCCTGCCGGCGGTGTGATCGCGGTTTCCTTGTTCAGGATGGGCGACGTCGGTGAGAGCGACGCGACGTCCTGGACGATGAGATTCGCAAAGACATGATAAGCAGGAAACTCGGCCCAACTCCCGCCCGACCGCTCGATATAGGCAAAGTTGTCCCCGCCATCGGCGCCAGCCAAGACCCCCGAAATGGTGCCATAGGCCCGAAGCGAGGTTCCGGCCCCACTCAGGCCGATGTAGTACGGTGTGCCATTGACAACTTCGAGGGGATCGAAGTAGACAGTCATCGGCGTGACGCCGCCCGACGAGCGCACAGCCGCCAAGAGCGTAGCCGATCGCAGGGCCACGCCGGCAGCGTTGTAGATCCCGATGACGGTATCTACGGTGACGTCGCAATCGAGGCGGACCCCGCTGATCTTCATGTCCCACGGCGGAATAAACTTGGCGCCGACCAAGTCCGCGCCACCCGACGGCAGGGAGATGATGGCGGAGCTCGACGCGAGACACCCCCAGGGCACGAGCCATTCGTCGTCCTCAACATAATGCAGCGCCAGAAGCGGGACTGTTTCCCCTGTGCCCCCGGTCGAGTTCCAACCAAGCGCATCTGGATCAGTGACGCTATAGGGAAACCCCCACGATCCCGCTGGTCCGAGAAAGTACCGCGATCCAGTACTCGGCGATCCCCCGCCAAGACTGGCGACGGTCACACAACACGCAAGCAACTGGCCGCGCGTCACGGCAAGGCCAGAGTTCATATTTGCTGCTATCCATCCATTTGTGGGTAGTGCTGAAGACGGAATAGGCGCCCCGTGGTCGCCAGTGCCAATCACACCGGAACCTGTCGGCAGTCCATCCGCGCCAACCGTTTCAAGGCTCCACGTCACACCGAACACGCCTTGGACGATGTACGACTGATAGGCGTAGGCGTTGATCGTGCCCGTCTTGGGTGCGGCGATGACATAGCCGAATCGGGTGCCGACCACGGAGGCACCATCTAGCCAGTGGTAGAAGTTCTCGATGGCCGGGGTGATGGCAAACTTGAAGTTCCACGGCCACGGCCAGTAGGCGACGGGGAGGGACATTTAGCTTATCCCAGGGAGCGAGAGCGCGAGATGTGGGAAGCGGGTGGCGTCATCCGTCCACGCCCCGCCTGCTCGCGACGTGGCGATAGCGGCCACCCCGGCGGCTTGGATCGCCGCCGACATGGTCGTGCAGAACAGTTTGAGACTCCCTGTCGTCGTCTGATACGCTGTGAGCCGGTAAGCGTCACCTTTCACGAGCGGGACATCGGTGGGCCACGCAACATAAGGATGGAAGGTGCCCGACTCCGAGTGTTGCTGGTCCGTCAACGCCTTCGAGGCGAGTAACGACCCGGCATCAGTATAGAGACGGATCTCGTAGTCGGCGTTTGTCAACAGCGCCATCACGGCACCGGCACACATCGCGTTGAACGGCATCACCAATCGACCCCCGACCTCGGACCCGATGGCCGACGCCGTGAGGGGCGCGTACATGCTCGTGGTGCCATCGCCGAACCACGTCGCCGCCGGGTACACGTAGTCCCCGTCGAGCGCCAGCGCCACCATGGGCTTATTGGTTGTCTTGCCCCACGCCGGCTCTGGAGACGCACCGAGGGTATAGGATTCTCCATCTCCTAGCACACCAGCGTTGTTGAGGTTCACGAAACCGCCGCCGAGCGTATTGAGACGTCGCACCATGAGCGCGATCGGCTCGCCGACGGCGACTGTCCGTGTGCCTCCCCCATCGGCCCCGGTGTCTGTCGGCGACAGATCCATCCAGGTCGGACTCGCCGAGGGTACAACGAAATCACGATAGTAGGTTTCGGCGGCGACAGGGAATCCGGTTGTGAGATCCACGAGCCGCACAGACACGCGCACGGTATCGGCAGGCCCGCTTAGTTGCAAACCGATCTTTGTAATGTCGCCGGAGAAGGGAGCTCGGAACACAAAACCGCTTGTACCACTCGAGGCAATCGCCTTCGACGCCTGCGACGCGAGAATAAAGTTCTGCGGGCCAGTGGGCCACCACACGCCGCCGCCGACGGCCAGCGCCATCTATCGCTCGAGCATCCGGGCGGTCAGCAGCCCGTCCACGAGAAAATCCCCGCGTCATTCCACCCGGTCGGGATGTCGCCGCCGTCCGGCGTCTTCGGCAGGAGCCCCGCAATGGTGTCGAAGAGCGCGATCAGGTAGGAGGTCGCGGCGACCCCCGTGTCCTGATAGAGTCCAATATAGACGACCTCGTCGCCGCTGACAGCCGGGTAGGTGACGTTGTCCGCGTCGAAGACGCCGGCTGCACTGACCGTCTTGCCCGTGAGTGCCACTGCGGTGCCCACGATCGCGCCACCGGGAATGTCCGACAGGAACTCGTCCGTCGCGAGGTTCGGCGTGTAGGCGGCCGAGAGGAGGACGGCCTTGATCGTGTCCGTGAGCAGGTCGATCTGCTTCGTGAGAAAGGCCCGGTGCGCCTTCCCATAGAGCGCGTTGGCGATGGCTAGGTCCTCCTCATCACGGATTCGTCCCGATGTACCCGTGATAGCGGATCCGATGCCCGCGCCCGCGCAGGCGCCGCGCGCAGAAGAGCGGCGTCAGCCACCCGAGCGTCTGCTGATCCAGGTACGACTGATCCAGGATGAAGCTCGAACTTTTCCCCTGGAGGGGAATCTTCAACTGCGTCGGCTGGAGGACCCCGTCGATGTAGACGTCGATCGTCAGAAACCAGGCGCCGACGGGTAGCCCTTCGACGATCAAGAAATGGTAGTTCTTCTGCGAGACTTTGTATTGGTCGCCGAGGTGCTGGAAGTTGTCGTCCCAGGTCTCCCACTCACTCCGGTAGGGGACATTCACGTCAGCGTAAATCGCCTGGTAGCAGAGTTTGATGATGCCGCCCGACCCGCTCGCGATGGGCGTGCGGCTCCCGTCGATGTTGATATGCAGACACAGTCCCTCGCATTCAGGAAAGGTCGAGTGGTGGAAGCGAATGCCGAAGTCGGGCAGCCGCTTGATGTTCATTTTGAGACGCAGGTTGTTGACGAGGGAGCCCTTCTTGCTGAAGCCGCCCCACAACTCCTCGATCTGGTCGAAATAGATCAACTGACAAAACGGCAGTCGCCCCTTGTCTACGTTATCTTCGAGAAATTGAGCATAGGTCTCTTGCGAAATCGAGGAGGCGTTGACGTCGCCGAGCTGATAGGCCGCGGTCTTCGACATCCGATGCCACGAGCCGTCCGGCGCGATAAAGATCACGTCGTCATAGAACTGGCTCTGGTCCGACCCCTGAATGACGGTGATCGCCAAGGGCCCCACGCACCCGACCGCGTTCGTGTGTTCATTCACCGTCCACTGGGTCACATCGAGGCTGCTCGTGTCGATCCGGTAGATACCCCGGGGCTTCTTGTAGATCCACCCCTGGCCACGCCAAGACACGCCCGCCGTGATGCCATCCCCCTTGCCGGTGAAGATCGGGATCGTGATGGGATTCGAGAGAAAGTCCTCGTGGTCGGTCCTCGAGGAGACGTACAAGACATGGACGTTGTTCGTGTTCCCAAAGCACGCAAGGCGACCTTCCATGAGGAACCCGGCCGTCGGCTGGTTGTCGAGGCTCCAGTCGAGCGGCGGGCGGCTGATCCGATGCACGGAGCGCGTCGAGTTGTAGACCGGCGCGACGCGATGCGTCTCGGTGCCATCGTTGCCGGTTTGGCCATCTGAGAAATTGTCCGTATAGTCGGTGGTCCCGTTGTCATCGAGTGTGTGGAGAAAGATCGGCGGTGGCGTGATGAGCGCCGTCCCGGGATCGTAGGCGATGCTCCGGAAGATCCGGCGAAACGTCGTTCCATCGGGCCCGGTCGGCACGAACAGTTGCACCCGCGCGCGATTGCCGTTGGCAATGACCACACTGGTCACCGGCCCGGCCGCGGTCTCGCCGCGCGCATTGCCGAAGACATAGGTGTAGTCGTGCTGGCCGAGGTTGATCGCGCCCTCAGTCTCTAGCACGGTCGCGCCCAGGGGCACGGTCGGGTCCGCGAGCCCCGTATCGGTCGTGGCATCCCCGCTGAGCACTTGCGGCGGACCCCCACCGAAGAGGATGAGCTTCGGGGGATAGCCCGCGATCTCGGAGCCGCATTCGACAGGGACCATGAGCCGATCCGGCTTGAGTCCGGCGACGAGGCGCATGTAGGTACGCCCGTCGTCCTGACTGATGTGGATGGTGCCATCGCGACCGCAGGCGACCATCCGGGACGTATCGGGATACGGGAAATACTGGTGGATCGTGCCGACAACCGGGCTGTCTTGCAACGGAAACTCGACCATCATCCGAGTCCCCGGCTCCGTCTCCCACAGGTCGTTTTCGAGCGTGCAGTTGATGAGGGCCTTGAGAAACTTTGGGCCGGCCACGTTGACCGCGTTCGGGTTCATCGTGGCGTACTCGGCCCCTTGGCCGGCGCGCTGCGGGAGGAGGAGCTCCCTGTACCCCATCAGTACGCCGGCTCCTCTCGGGTCCGCGTCCGGTTGCCCGACACGCCGAGGAGCTTCTGGTCCTCATCGGCTCCCATGAGTTCCCGCTCCTCCTTCCACTTCCGCTCCCACGTGACGGCGCGCGAGTCGTTCTTCATCTCGAGCAGGTGGAAGAGCACGCCATCGGCGAGCACCCAGCGCCAGTTCCTCGGGACGAGGATCTCCGACACGCCGAGGGTCTGCGAGAGGTCGCGTGCGACGATGGTGTGGTAGATTTCGACGAACCCGTCCTGGCTGGGAAAGTGGGAGAACCGGAGCCGAGTGTCGCTCACACGGGCGTACTTGTAGGGCGGCCATGTGGGGTTCGGCGGATCCGGGTAGTGGTCCGTCAACCACGAGACCGTGACAGGCCCCTCGATCTCGCGGCCTGACGAGGGCCCCTTCGGCTGCATGGTGATGATCTGGCGCACGCCACCGGCCGTGTCGAGCTGCGGCGGCCGCTGGGCGGCGGTGATCGGCCCGATCGTGACGAGATCGCCCGCGTCGGCCACGTTGTAGGCGTAGGTCGTCGTCACGTTGTCCGCGAGCGTCGCGATCAGGAAGAATCGCGTGCCGCCTGCCTCGGTGGCGTAGAGGTTGCGGTAGGTCGTGCCCGGCGGCCCAACCGGAATGTTCGTGATGTTGAGCACCGACGCCACCGCGAACGTGATGGACGCGGGCGGGCCCGCCATGTTCTCCCCAAAGTCGTTGCCAAAGGACACCACGACGGAGCGCGGGCCGAGGTCCACGAGACCGCCGCCGCCGCTGGTGAGCGTGGGCGCCGTCGGGGTCTCCTGGATGCTCGTCAGGTCGTATTCGTCCCTGTAGACCGTGACCCCCAGGCCGGCAAACGGCGCGATCAGGAACGGCGACTCGAGCGTCACGAGCGCGGAGCCGGCCACGTGCGAGAAGATCCGCACGCCATAGGTGACGCCGGGGGCCAGGATCTTGAACCCAGTGAGGTTCTGCGCGACGACCGCACCCAAGATCGCCGTGTAGCCGGAGGACCAGGTCAGCGTGGTCGCGATCGGCCCGTAGAGCCTCAGCATGAGCGGGGTGGCCGCCCGGGCGAAAAGCCACGGCTTGTAGTTGAGAAGCTCCTGGTAAGCCCGATCGCCGGCGCGCGCGGACATGCCGAAGAACTCGCTGACGTCCAGGCCGGTCTCTTCTTCGGCCCGGTCCATGGCGTCAGCTCGAATGAGCGGCCAGGTGTCGAAGCTGCCGGACATGCTACAGCCTCCAAACGGCCGCGAGAGGGCCGAAGGTGAAGTACCTTCCTATTGCTCGACGGCTCCCTTCACGGTGCCCTTGCCGCCGCCGCTAGTCGGCTCGCCCGCCATAGGGTAGCCAGGCTTGGCGATGTCGGCCGTGCCCGTCCGCTCCTTGCCATAGCCGGTGTGCTTCGACATGCCGCCCCAGGCGGCCATCGCGCCGTCCGCGACCTCCGCCCCGCCCTTGACGTTCTCGTTGACCGAGCTGGCTGGCGTCCCGAAGCCCGAAGCGTCCTTCGTCTGCCCGGCGCCCGTCGCCGACTGCAAACCGGCTGGATCGTTCGGGTAGTGGTTCGGCGACACGTAGTCGCGCGCTCGGCCCTGCACGAGCGACTCTGGCCCGCCATCGCCGCCCTTCTCGACGGCCTTGTGCGCGCCCGAGACGCCGCCGCCCGAGCCTGCGAGACTATGATGCCCAGCGACGTCGTGCGTGAGCGTGCCGCCCTTGCGGCGATCGGGGGTCTTGCCTTGTCCGCCCTTGACGGGTTCGTCGGCCATGGATCCTCTCCTTATGCGGGGATGTCGATCGCCCGGAGGTCCGGGTCCCCGTCGATGTAGGTGACGTTGGTGACGTCGAGAGCCGTCGTGCCTGGAACGAAGGACGGCGGCAGGATGATGGAGCAGATCGTCGCCGTCGCCACCGAGCGCGTCGGCGGATTCTCTTTCGCCTCCGCGAGGGTAGCAAACGGACCGCTGAAGAGAATGCTGACCGTACCGTCCTTGTCGAGTTGCACGCGAAGGTGGAGCCACTGGCCGGCCGCGGTGGTCGGAATGTTGAACCCCGTGATGACCTGCGCGGAGAGGTCCGCCTTGAGGTAGCGCACGCCGTTGATCTCGAAGACGATCCCGCCCGAGGGCACGACGGTCGTCTTGAAGGTCGCCGCGCTGCCGCTGTTGACCGCCGGCACGCACTGGGAATGCACCCGGTTGACGAGGGCGACCAGCACGGCCGCGAGCGCCCCCTGGTTGACGCCCCGACCCGTCAGTACCGCCTGTCTGCCCATGACGACTCCTTTCGTGGACCGGGTGAGCTAGTCGCCCACCACGTCCTTCATGTCTTTCAGGACGGCGGCGCCCTGATCGGGGTTGACTCGTGTCCCCTTCTTGAGGTCTCGATAGCGTTTGACCACCTCGAGCGCATCAGGTTCGCCGCGCACCTCGTAGATAGGCGTGCCGTCGCGATCATCCCGCAGCCGGAAGAAATAGAGGATGTGGTCAAGGTGTTCGACCAGCACGAACCGCTTGCCGTCTGCCGTCCAGCCGTCCCGCCGGCGTCGGCCCTTGTTGTCCACCGCCGCGAAGTCGTAGTCGGTGTAGCCGGCGTCCGACTTTCGCTTGTTGAGATGCACGATGGTGCTCGCCTCGGGATTGGGCTCGTCCGCCTGAAGCCGCTGCCCGACGGTCTCCATGAGCATGGTGCCCTTGACGCGCTCGGTCTTGTGGGGGTGCATCCCGAGATAGACGATCCGCACCTCGATGGACGGGAAGCTCTCGCCCATCGCCTCCGCCGAGAGGGTCTGCTCGGTCGTCAGCCGCTTCTCCTCTGCTGCCGTCGCCGCTCGTGCCATGGTCTAACTCTCCTGTGAGGCCGCGTGCAAGCGGCCCGCGGCGAACAGCGCCACGATCGCCTGCTGCGGCATGTGAAACGTCGGACTCCCCAACGAGTTGACGGCCGCGACGATCGCGACGCCGACCCACATCAGATCCCTGTCCTGTCCGGTCCCCATCAGCACCCAGGCGCCTCGGCTGAGACGCCAGACCCACCAGCCGACCAGCGCCACGCCGACCAGGCCGAACTCAAACCAGAGCTGGAGCGGCTCGTTGTGGGCCTGCATGGTGACGGGGGACCCGATCGCGCCGGCCTTCTGAGCCTGCTCATTGACCACGATCGACCAGAGCCTCCACGAGCCGGGCCCGTTCCCGACCACCCAATGCTGCCGCAGATCCGGCCAGGCGTTCGCCCACACGGCCGTCCGGCCAGACGTGGCCGTCGAGAGCAGGGTGTCGCCGTGACTGTCCGGCCGCTGGATATGCTGCACGCTCACCGCGACGATCAGCACCACGAGCGCCGCGCCCATGACGGGCCGCCACGATGAGGGCAGATCGCGCCAGGACATCAGCGCCAATCCGGCCGCGCCGGAGACCACGGGGCCGATGTTGCCGGTCGCGACGGTGCCGGCGACCACCAGTAGCGCCCACCAGCGACCACCGAGCGCGTAGACGACCGGCACGCCGAGCGCCAGGTAGGCGCCCCAGAAGTTCGGATGCGTGAGCCAGCCCATCGGCTTCCCGACGAATGCCTTGAGCAGTGTCGGCGTGCCTTGCGACGTCGTGACCCCGAGCCAGCGCAAGGGGTCGCCGAGGACATTCGGGCTCGGGTAGAACTCGAAGAGATTCATACCGCCGAGGATGCCTTGAATCGCCACGCCAACCACGAGTGCCCAGGCGCAGCGGGTCGCCGCCACTTCCGACAGGGCCGCCGCTTCGACATAGAGCAGCGCCGCCATCACGAGGACGAACAACACCTGGAACCCACGGATGGGGACGCCCGCCCACAGCACATGCGCCAGGGTCCATCCCAGAAAGAGGGCGACCGGCCAACTCGCCCGGCCGACCCACCGAAGCAGCAGCAGGCCGGCCGCCACCAGCATGTACGCGATGATGGCGCCGCGCTCGGGCACGAGCGCGAGGTTGAAGGGCAGCGGGAGGGCGAGGCTCCCGAGGAGCCCCACCCAGACCGCCGGCCAGAGCGGGCGCGGTGTCATGTCTAGTAGTCGTTACCTAATTCTTCGCCGATGATGTAGAGATACCCGCTGCCGCAGTTGGCGTTGCAGATCCCCGCGCCGAACCCGACGTGATAGACGACCGTTTTCTTCGTCCCGTCGCCCACGAAGGGGATGCGGTTGTACACGCCCGCGTGCGTGCCGATCGCGCCGACGATGCCGTTGGACAACAGGTGGCCCGAGTGGAAGGACGCGGCGTAGTAGTCGATGAGCGTGGCGGTGGATGCCGAGAATGTCGCCGTACACGGCAGCCAGCCGAGAGTGGCCAGCGTGACGCCGCCCGTGCTATCGGCGACTTTGGTGACGCCCGAGGCGCAGAATCCCTTCGGGTCAGTTTCGAGAATCCCCGCGATCACATGCGAGCCCGCCCCGGTGGCGGTCACCTGAATCGCGACGTCGCGCACCAGGAAGCCCTTCGGAATCGTCACGCCGGAGTTGGTGTACGACGTGCCCGACGAGGACGCCCCAGCCGAGAACGGGATCTGGATGATCTTCTCGTTGCCTTGCTGGTCGAGAATCATGTAATGTCCGGCGCTCCCAGCGGGCGTGTAGCCTGAGAGCCTGGAACGCGCCCGCTTGGACCAAGCGATCACATCCACGGAGGTCACCGAGACGGCCGTGTAGAACGCGCAGGACTGGCCTTGACTCGAGAAGAGCGCCGCGGCCGTGATCGGATTGGCAGCGGCAGTCGAGAGGGTGGCATCGGTGTAGATCGTGGCGAGCGTGTCCGACCCGGCGGTGTAGACGAAGCACCGGGCGGTCGTGTCGGTGAGCGGCTGGTTTCGTTCGTCTCGGAGCTGGAACCACCAGAACATCGAGCTGCCGAGTGGCTGGGCGCTGACCTCGGCGGTGCGGATCTGCATGTGCGGCGTGATCGCAGGGGCCAGCGGCAGCAGTACGAACGCCAGTGCCAGGAGGCCCATCAGGATGCGCTTCGTCATCGTCATTCCCCCTTCGGCCCGTGGCCGCCTGGTTGTTAGTTGTTGGTCCGGTACGTTCTGATGCTGATCATCGCGTGATCGACCGCGTTGAACACGGCCTTCTTCACGCCGTAGATGGCCCCGATCGCGAACCCGACCTTATTCCCGTAGTCGAACTCTTTCTCGACCCACCGTGGCCGCTCGCCCCATGCGTAGGCCGCGGCCTGTCGCGCGACGAACTGCGCGTTGGCGCCCGGCAAGTTGCTGCCGGCTCCGTAGGTCGTGCTCGTCGCAATGTCCTCATGGACGTGACAGATGACGCCGTCCCAGATGCCGACCGACCCCTCGAAGAGCGGGTTGTCGTCGCCGCGCGTCTGCGCTTCCCGCTGCGCCTGGATCCACGCGGCGTCGAAGGTCTTGAGATCCGACTCCTGATCGGGGTGCATGATGAGCACGTAGTATTCCTTGCTGCCGATCTTGACCGGCCAGAGCTTCGGCGCGGCCTTCTTCGCTTTCGTCTTGGCCTTGGTGATCAGGGCGGTCGTCAGGTAGTCGCCGACGTTGAGCGTGGCCGTCGAGGTGGCCGAGCCGCCGTAGACCGACGTGGACGGGGACAGGTCGATCGCCGCGAAGATGTCTGCGTCGATCGTCTCCGCCAGCCACGTCGTCAGGAGCTCCTTGGCGGTCATGCGCTGGTTCCAGGCCGTGCGGCGCTCCGACATGCGGCCCTTGAGCCGGACGGCGTTGCGCTTCTGGTCGATGGTGACGGCATCCGTGAAGTCCGCGATGGCTTCTTCGGAGTTCTCGAGGTCGCCGTCGCCGGTGGTGCCGGCCCCCTGCAACTTGCGGATGAACGAATAGGTGATCTTGTCGCCGGGTTGCCCCTCGAGCTCATCCTTCACCTGGATGATGTTGTTGAGTCCCCGGCCCATGAACTTGTTCCAGTAGATGAGCTTGGGCAATTCCACCCAGGCATCGCGACTCCACTTCTTGACCGTGGCCGCGTTGCCCGTCAGCCACTCCGAGTCGGCCCCGCCAGAAATCGGCAGGAGGCCGGAGCGCGCGAGGAAGAACGCATCGGGGATCGACAGCCCCGCCTCACGCCAGATCGTGTAGGCGGTCAGCCACCTCTTCAACATCTGCATCATGGCTCGGCTCCTTCTGCCTGTCCGCTCAGACGCGGCCCCCCGCCAGGTACGCATCGCGCACGGACTTGGGAAGTCGCGCATACTCCTCGTCCGGCATCTTCTCGATGTCGGTATCGGTGAGCACACGCGGCTCACGGCCCGTAGCGTGCGACAGGCGACGGACGCCGCCAAAGCGATCGGCGGTTGTTCGCACTTCGATGACGGGGCGCGGAGTCTCCTCTCGCGCGCCGTCGGATCTTGGCGTGGTCGGTTCCAGCTCACCCCGCTCCTCACGGATCGACACGGCGAGCGCGTAGGCGTCCTCGCCGGGATCTTCGGACATGAGGATCAGCTTCCGCCACATCACGGGGTCCCTCGGCTTGCCGGTGGCGGGGTCGATGGCGATCGCGTCGGCCACGCCGGACTTGTTGAGCATCTCGTCGTAATCATCGTGCTCGAAACGGGCCAGCTTTTGGCTGATGCGGATCACGCCCTTGCGGGCGGAAATGATCCCCGGCTCCATCTCGCTGATGATCTCGCTCTTGATGGCCGGGAGGGCCGACGTCAAATCCTGGGCTTCTTCGAGTGTCTTGCGGTTCTCAGCGCGTGTGGCTTCGTCGCGGAGTCGCTTGGCTTCGGCTTCCGCGTGCTCGTGCGCTGCGCGCTCCTGAGCCAGCTCGTCTCGGAGGCGCTTGCCATGCTCCCGCTCATGCTTGAGCGCGGTCCCGAGGTTCGCCGCCCTAGTCGCGTCATCGACCTTCGGCTTCGGTTCCTCGGCCCCAAGGACCTTCTCCTCGGGCTTCGCCTGGTAGACAACCTCCTCGGCTGGGGCGACATCCTCGCCCGCCAGACCGGGGTCTCCCTTGTGGTCAGGGAATGTTGGCGTCTCGTCGGCTTCGGGAGTCTCCTCGCCGGGCTCGAGTACCGCCGCCGCCGACGCTTCGGTCGGCGAGTCCGCAGACGCGCTCTTCCGTCGTTTCATGGTCTCCGTCTCCTTACCCGTTCACGGCGGGTCGCCGATGCGCCTTGATGACGGGGTGGCGCCCCCGATAGTCCCCGCACGGGGACCTTCTACTGAGGGCCGCGCTGTCGCAGCTCACGCTAGATCCAGACATCTCGCTCGAGCTGGTTCGCAAGCTCATGGGCACGCCGGCCGACTTGGTCCTTGTAGGGCCCGTCGAGGAGTTCTTTCGCCGCCGTGGCATAGTCTCCCGCCTCGAGCGCCCCATACATCTTCGGGTTCTTCCCGACCCAGCCGATCCCTTCGTTGAAGGTGAGGTTGAGGAGGGCCCCCTGCCGCGCGTCGGAGAGACGCGACCAGAACGGCAACTGCAAACAGGCCGTGTGGGCAGCCGCCACATCGTCGCGGAGGATCTGATCGCGGGCAGCCCAGGACAGCGGCACCGCCATGTTGTGTCCGACCCCGACCGTCCAGTTCCCACGCGAATCTTGATAGGGCGTCGCGCGGTCCCCTTCGTGTCGGCGCAACTGCTCGAAGATGTCCATCAGACGCCGGTGGCGCTCGGCGGCAGGTCCGCGCGCTCCGTCAACTTCTGGCCACCCGTGGGGAGCTGTCCACTGGGGTTCTGGACGTTGCCCGCCTCCTCGCCCAGCGGATTCTGCTTCGTCCGCGGATCCGGCTCGTTGAGCGCCTTGTGGGCGAGCGCGACGCGGGCCTCCTCGGGAATGTCCTCACCCTTGAGCGAGATGGACGTCTTCGGTGGCGGCGAGGGCTTGGGCTCCGTCAGGGACTTGGCCAGGGCCCGCACCTGCGCGACCAGCTTGTCGCGATCGGGCAGCCCGTCAGTCATCTCGACGATGGCGGCCATCAGGTATGGCGCCACGGCCGGGACCTTCTGCATGAGCTCCAGCAGATTCGCGAGCGCGCCCTGCCGGTGGGTTGCGGAAATAGGCGTCTCGGTCACCTTGAGGTCGTAACGGAGGGTGCTGATGTCGTTCAGGACCTTGTGCCGGAGCCCCGCGGTGGGGGTCTCGGACGGCTCCGGCCCGACCGGCTTGTTGACCTCGATGAACTCGAACTCAGCGGTCTCCGGATTGACGAGTCGGACCACGTCCTCGTCGCTGTACTTTTCCTGAATCCGGCGGGCCATCTTGGTCCACACGAGGCGCTTGGTGAACCGGAAATTGTCGAAGAGCTCGTTGTTGCCGATGTTGCCCTGCTGCACCTGGAGCTTCTTCGCCACGCCGGAGACGGCGTGCCCTTCGCCGCCCTGCATCTCGGTGTTGACCATCGAAATCTGCCGGATCTCGTTGACCGCCGCCACCAGCACCTCGAAGAGACCCTGGGGGATATTCGGGGGCGGGATACGGCTCGGCAACCGGGCCTGCTTCTTGACCGTATAGACCCCCTTCGGATCCCGGCTCTCGCGCTCGAAGGCGTCCAAGTTGGTCACGGTGTTCTCGTCCACAAACCATCCGTCCCCGCTGGCCTTCGTGAGCCAGGAGATTTGCGATCGCCGGGCATTCACCTCGTCTTGCGGATCGCGCAGGTTCCGGACGACGCCGTAGACTTCGTTGCCGCGCCAGTAGGCGAAGAACGGGATGATCGGGTAGCTGGTTTCGTCCATCCTGAAGGGAATCCCCTCCTCGAGCACGTAGTCCGTGGCGGCCAAGCAGCACAGAGCGTGGATCTTCCGCTGATACCGCTCGATCACCTGCCAGTCCAGGACGCCTTTGCTCCGATCGGCGACGGCCTGCATATAGCGTTTGAGCTTCGTCTCGCTCGTGGTGTGGTAGACCTGCTTGCCGTCCTTGTCGGCCAGGAGCCAGAGCGGGTAGAACTCGGGATAGTAAACGTCGAGCACGCGCACGCGGTTCTTCGAGACGTCAAACCAGAAGTCCATATCCTGCTGGGGGCTCGAGTAGTCGCTGGTCTCGTAGTGGTCCTTGGGATTGCCCTCCGTGAGGACCGCGCCCTCCTTGCTCGCGTCCTGCGCCATCGTCTGGTTCTTGATCTTCGACAGCGCCGCCACGATGGCCTCTTCCCGGTCGGGATATTGCGAGCAGAGGAGGTCCACGTCCACCCAGCGGTGCCGGAACATGCCGCGCGTGTCGGAGAGATCGTACTTGTTCCACGGCGTACACCAAATCCATTCCTCCGGACACTTGACCACGCTGAAGTCGATCGTGCCCTTGATGGGATCATCCGTGTAGTCGATCGGCATCTCGAAGCCGACGACCCCGCCGATGACCCCGTCGGCGAAGCCCTGCGAGAGGATGTATTCCCCGTTGGCCTCGTCCATGGACTGCTTGAGGAGTCGCGTGAAGAGCTCGGCCACGCCCACGTCGTCCTTGGCCTTGGGCGCCGCGATCGGATCGTAGCGGTTCATCCGCTCGATCCCGAAGAGCGCGTTACACGTCGGCTGGATGTGGTTGATCGTCAGGGTGGGGCGGCTCTTGCTCTTCGCCTCGCTGCGCTGGGCGTCGGTCCACTGGCCCGACCCGGTGTAGTAGCCGAAGTCGATCGGGACCTGCTCGCGGAGGTCCTTCCAAAACGGCTTGTCCCACTCCTCGCGGAAGAGCTCCTTGAAGTACCGCACCCGCCGGTCTCCGCCCTCGGGGCCCGTGCCTTCGTTGCCGGCGCGCTCTCCCCCCGGGCCCGATCCGGACTGCGATCGGACCATGGCCGTCTCGCCGAGTGCCTGCTCGACAGAGGGCTTCTTGAGCGGCGGCGCGTCAGGCATCGGTTAGGGGGCCTGCTGCGCCTTGGCCTTGGCGTCGAGCTCACCTGCGAGCTTGTCGCCCGCCTTGATTGACTGCGCTTCAGTCGCCGCTTCACGCTTCGATTGTGGGGTGGTCTGGGGCCGCGCCGCCGCCTGGCGCTCGCGCTCGGCGCGATTGCCCGCCTCGACCAACTTCCGACCGTCCTCGACCCGCTGCCGGTCGGCTGCGGCCTCCTTCTCGGCCCGCGCGACCGCCGCCGTGTCCTGCGCGTCCTTGAGACGCTCCAGGTCGATCTCTTCGGCCGTGCGCTCCCGCGCGGAATCCGGCCGGACATCGGCCTTGTCAAGCGCCAACTGCGGCAGTGAGACCGCTTCTCCGCCGATGTCGAGCACTGGGCGTCCAGTATCAAGGCTGCCGATCACCAGCGCCGTAAGGGTTACTCGCTGGCCCATCTTGTAGACAAACGGCTTCGGCATCACCGTCTCCTTTAGCCGACCATCCAGGCCCGGGCGGTCTCGGCGAGTGGTCGTGAGCGATCGTGCTTCGGGGCCTTCGGCCGCTCGACGAGTTTGGGGATGGGGAAATGGACGCCCATGCCGTACCCCAGAGCGTCGCCGTGTTCCGAGTGTTCATCCTTCACGATGGCCATCACCTGTCCCGACGGGGTCTTCTTGTAGTGCCACCCGCCGCTGAGGGCGCGGATCATGGCCACGGCTTCGGGATCCACCTGGACGACCGGCTGGCCGCCCTTCAAGGTCCGCTCGAGCTTGGCGCGGATAGGGCCCACGCGATCGGGAATCGGGATCGGGCCCCCCTCGAAGCTCGCCGGCTTGCCGGGCCTCGACGTGAGCATCTCTTCGATCGCGGTGACGGCGGACACTTCGTTGTTGCGGGCTTCCGGCGTGAGGCCGTTCGGATCGCCGATGTCCTCGAAGTGATAGTCCATGATCCGCTTCCGGCCCTGCCACGGGAGCACGTGTTGCGCGATGTGCTGCTCGCAGCCGAGGTTGGCCCCGCGGATGGACATGAAGATATTGATCCGACCGATCGGGGTGATCTGCCACCAGACGCAGGTTGGATTCAAGCCGAAGTCCCACGATCGCTGAATGGGCACGCTCCGCAGGATCGGCAGCTCGATCTTGGACAAGTGGACGTCGCCGAACTCTGGGGTGACCGCCACGCCCAGTTGGATGAAGCCGACCTTGCCTTCGACCAGGCGGGCGATCAGATCGAAGCGGCCCATCGCTTCGAGGATGGCCTTGTTGTGGGTCCGGTACTCGGCCGTCACGCCCGGGTTTTCCCCCTTGGGGATCTCGAAGAACTTGACGGTGTAGCCGTGCGAGCGCAGGCGCTCGATGGTGTCGAGGTCGTCGCGATACTTGATCGTCCAGTGGTCCTTGTCGGGAGGGTTCATGGTGATCTGCACCCTCGGCTTCACGCCCGCGGCGCCACCTTGGCGCAAGGACGTCACGGCGAGGAGCGCGTCTTCGGGGATGCCGGAGGAGATGTCGGCCGCCGGCGCCGGTTCCTCGATCCACGCGCCGGCGCCCTCGAAGCCCTGCAAGCGGTTCGCGTCGTCCGGCGTGTCGAGACCGAAGAAGTTGAGCTCGACCACCGCCTTGAAGAAGCCAAAGGTCGTCCGCATCCCGATCTTCACGACCTTGGGCTCGAGGCGGTCGAGTCCTTCGTTGGGCAACCCGTACTCCCGACACGCGCGCCGGATCGACTCAATCGTGGTGATCCGCAGATTCTCCCACGTATCCCGAATGACCGCCCAGCGCATCGGCCATTGGGAGACGGGCTGCTCGAGGGCGTGCGCGATCGTCGCGAAGAGGCCGGTCGTGGTCTTCCCTTCGCCCCGCGGACCCATCAGAAAGATCATGTTGTCCTTGCACTGGATGAACTCGCGCTGGGTCTTTGTGGCCGGAAAGGTGATCTCAGGCACTCGCGACCTCAGCCAGCGCCAACGGCGCCTCGGCGTCCCGCGCCTCGACCTTCTGCGCCATCCCGTCTTCGTCCACGTGAAGCTCGACCACCTGCTTGCCCCCGATGTTCAGGATGAGCGTGCCATCGCCACCGGACTGCAACGCCAGCGTCTCCTTCGGCTTGCCGTAGACCATGTGGTGCAGCAGGATCTCCATGTGGGCAGCCTCGCCTTTGAGGATCCGCTTCATCAGGTTTCGGCGATACCGAGGGTCGGCGAAAAACTTGCCCCAGAAGTGCTGGAGCTCGAGCCCTTGGGCTCGGCCGACGTTGTTCGGCATTTCCATGTGGATCGTGGCCTTCACGGCGCTACTTCTTCTCCTCTGCCGGCTTGCTCTTGGCGAGCGCCGCCTTGGCGTCCGCGAGCTCCTTGGTCAGCTTGTCCGTCTTGTCCTGCTCCTGCGCGAGTCCGAGATCACACTGCTTGCGTGCCTGCTCCTGGCCCGAGGCGTACTTCACGACCCAGTCGGGGACGATCGACGGCGTCGGCGTCGGAGACTGCGCGAAGGCAAATGCAAAGAAAGACAGCCAGATACCAAGTGCAACGACTAACGGGATGAGTTTCATCGCTCTCCCACTCCCCGGCGCGTGAGCGCCATCATGAGGAAACACCAGAGGACCATAGCGACCGCGCGCCCCATCAGGTCCCCGAGCACGCCGAGGCGGACGAGGTGATCTGGCCCGTCGTGCTGATACAGAGAAACCGCGTCCCCGACACCGCAGGAATCGTCGGCAAGAACAGTGTACCGTTCATCATCAGGCGGAAGGCGTCGTTGCTCGTCGAGACCAGATTGTCCTGGTTTTGCGTGACGCGGAGCGCGATCCGGCTCGCGAGGTTGGAGGCATTGGTTCTGGGATAAATGAGGACGCCCTCGGCCCACGGTGGACCCACGACCTCGCCGACCCCTGCGGCGAGCCCGATGCCGGAATCGCTGCCGGTGAAGACGCTCGTGCTATCGCCTTCCCCGAAAACTTCCAGCGCGAATCCATACTGCCGGCTCGTGGCATCGACGAGTGTCGGCAAGCCCGCGGTCCGGTTCTGGACAAACTTGATGAAGGTCCCCGCGTTGCCATTCCCCATTTCGATGCCGGTAATCCCCGAGGCGTCAGCGCCCACGTCTTTCTGGCTGAAGTGATAGGAGACGAGACAGTTGTTGGCAAACGAGTCGCTGGTGACGTTCTCGCAATAGATCCCGGTCTTGTTGGCGTTGCTGAGGTTGTTGAGCAGGAGCGTCATGTAGGGATGCCGGGCAGTCGGGTCCGTGGTGGGCCCATATTGCGCGTGGCCACCCGGCTCCGTCACGATCCAGCGCGGGTTCCCGTTCGCCGTCGTGCTGTCCATCGTCGCGCCGGCGAGGAGGATATTCCGTCCGAGTGTGAGGTCCGTCCCATCAAACGTCAGGTTGGCGCTGGCCGCAAACGCGCCGCTCGCGTTGTACTGCACCTGCGTCGTGGAGCCGGACGGCACGGCGGTGACCGTCAACGTCGAGTTGGCCCCGGCATCTGCAAACGAGATATTGGCGCCCGCCGTGAGCGCCCGCTCGTTCGTGAGCGTGCCGTTGAGCGCGAGGGTGAGGTATTGGGCATCGGCCGGCGCCTGGTTCGTGGCGCACGCGCCGAATGACAACACCCCACTGCCATTCGTCACCCAGCACTGCCCGTTTGTGCCGTCGGCGGTCGGCAGCGTCCAGATGACGCTCGACGCGATGCTATTGGGAGCTTTGAAACCCACGGAGTCCGTGCCGTTCGCCGCCAGCTCCAGGAAACGCACTTCGCCAGTGTTGCCCGCGCCAACCCCATAGGGCCCGGCCGAGAGCGCCGCTTGGCCCGTGGTGGTGACGCTCGTCACCGTGGGTGTCGCCGTGAAAGCGGGCGGGTTGCCAGTGCTGCCTTGGAGCACCGTGCCGGTGACGCCTTCCGCCGTCGCGGTGACGGCACTCGTACCGGCCCCCAGGAGCACCCCATGATCGGTGTGCGTGCCAGCGCCCAGGCCTCCGCGAGGGACCGAGAGCGTGGAGGCCCACGTGATCGTGTGCGTCGTGCCCGCGGAGACCATCGTGACGTTCGTATCGTCGGCGAAGGTCTGGACGGCCCCGTTGAGGCCGTTGAGGGAGGTGATGCCCGTGCCGGACCCCGCCGAGCACGCGCCCCAGGAGAGCGTGCCCGCCCCATCGGTCGCCAAGCATTCGCCATTCGCGCCGTCCACCGTCGGCAGCTTCCAGATCAGGTTTCCGCCGAGGGTATCGGCCGCCTTGAAGCCGACGTAGTTCGAGCCGTTGGCCGCGAGCTCGAGGAAGCGGAGCTCGCCCGTGTTCCCGACGCCGACGCCGTAGGGGCCCACGACCAGGGCGCCCTGCCCCGAGGTCGTGACGCTGGTCAGTGCAGGCGTGGCCGTGAAGGCAGGATCCGCGCCCGTCGCGCCGGCCAGGACGGTGCCGGTCGCGCCCGCCGTCGTCACGCCGAAGGGCGAGGCCGTGTTGCCGACGAGCACCCCATGGACGGTAAAGGTCGCCGCCCCCGAGCCGCCGTTGGCGACAGGAAGAATGCTAGCCCCGACATGCGCCGCGAGATCGACGGTGCCGTAGAACGGGAGCGCGCCGACCCCGCCCGATAGCAACACGTTGCCCACGGCGACGTCGGCAATCACGCCGCCGACGTTGGTACTCGTCGCGGCCAGCAGATCGCCCACGGTGAAGGCATTCGGCAGCGTCACGGTGGACCAGATCGGGTCGCTCGCCGAGACGCTCCGGAGATAGGTGCCCGTCGCGCCAGGGGCCAGGCCCGTCACATCCGTCGCCGTCGTGAAGACGGCGAGATGATGCACCGACGGCGAGCCGGAGGCGGTCACGGTGCCGGAACCCGCCGCCGACCACTTCACGCCGGTCGCCTGCGTCGAGTCCGCCGTGAGGACCTGGGTATTCGAGCCGACCGTCAGCTTGGTGAGGGTCGTTGTCCCGCTGGACACGAGGAGGTCGCCCTTGGCGGCATAGCTGGTTTGCCCGGTGCCGCCGTGGTTGGCGGCGATGGCCGTGCCGTTCCATGTCCCGCTCGTGATCGTCCCGACCGTCGCGATGTCCGTGCCGACGAGCTTCGAGGCGGCGATGGACCCCGCGAGCATCGAGTTGGTCACGCTGGCGCAGGTGCCGGCGGCGGCCGCCGAGAGCGCCGTCACGACCTGGTTGGTACACGTGGTCGCGGTCAGATTGAGATCGGCGCTGACGACCGAGCCGAACGTGGGTGCTCCAGCGCCGCCATGGAGCACGGTCGTCGCGCTGCCCAGACTGCCGAGCACCGTTGCATCCGCGCCGCCATTGCCCAGCATGAGCTGGTTGAGCGTCAGGTTTCCGAGGGTATTCGTGACCGTGCCGGCTCCGGCGCCCGTGCCCGAGGCGTGCCACGCCCCCGCGAAGTAGAAGTAGACACCGGCCGGGGCGCAGTCTGAGCAGTCGATGATCTCGCCGTCCACATGACTGGAGGCGTCGCGCTGCGCCGTCGTCATCTTCGGCGCCTTGAGCACCGAGCCCGTGCCGTCGGGGATGAGCACCTGCTTCGGGCGGATCGTCTGGGCGGGAGCCGTGCCCACCGAGACGAGGAGCAGCAATGGCAACAGCCAGGCGAGACCGAGATACCCACGCCACAAGACCAGGCGGCCGGCCAAAACAAGCAGCGCGACGAGAATAATCCAGGTGATCATGGTTTATTCTCGCAGATGGGCCAGGCGCGCTCGACCGCTTTCCAGAATTGCACCGCGGCCTCGGCCTGATCGCCTTTCCACTCTATCGTCTTCGTAGCGGGATCTATGGTGAGGAAGGTCCTGCCCTCCGCGTCCACGAACAAAAGTTTCGCCGGTCCCAGCAGCGGGCCCACGTCGTATGTGCCTTGCGTGGACCGCAGAACGTGACCTTTGCTGCCTGACGGCTCGGCGCTGGCCGTCCCCACCCAGACGAGCATGAGAACGGCCAGCGTCAGATAGGTGGCCAGGGAATAGCGAAAAAGAAGCCTGGGTCGATGCTGACCACCCCCATTCATGTCAGCCCTTCCACTCTCGGTTGAGGGTCCTCGGGGCGTAGTAGGTGATCTGGAGCGTGGCGTCGGCCGTCACCCGGATCGCCCGGAACCCGATGAGCTCGGGCACGAAGAGATAGAATTTTTCTCCGGCTGCCACCAGGATGCCCTGCGCGCCGGTGGGGTTGTTGCCGGAGATCCCGCTGTCCTTCCAGTACCGGATCTGATCGACTTCGCACACGATCTCGGCCAGGGCCGCGGCCCCAGCCTTCGCGGCCGTGAGACCGACGGCATTGAGACTGACGGTGAGCGTTTCGTGGTCTTGCGGTTGGTAGTTGCGAAGGTCGGGACCCTGCGTATCCGGCATACGTTCTCCCTCTCGTGAGGCAACGGGCAGCCGCCTCTACTGAGGGGCGGCGAGTCGCAGGGGCCCGAGGCGACTAGGTGTGGAGCGTGCTGCGGCGGCTTTGGACCAGCAACGGCTGGATGCGAGCGGTGATGCCGTCCAAGGACAACGGGGTGGGCACCGCGATGAAGATCAACTGGTCTCCGTCACCCAGAAGAAACCGGATGCACTCGCCGCCCTGGTCTGGATCTTGCGCGGCTTCTTTCGAGAATCCCTTGATCGTCCGACCCTTGACGATCTCAGCCACCTGGTCGAGCGTCATGGGTTTCGCACCGGGAAGACTGTTCCAGTCGGCCATCATCTCGTCTCCACAGGAAAGAGGTCGCCAAGAGCCTTGCCGGTCCGTCTCGTGTTGTGGGCGTTCTTGACATGGAAGGGCGTGTCGTAGCGAAGGTGGCACCGCTGGCACATCGCGCGCATGTGGGTTTCGTCCTCGCAGGTCGAGTCGTGGCAGAGGTGCGCGACAGTCAAGATCACCTTCCCCTTCGCCCACTTCGCCGGTTGGCCGTGCCGTTCCTCGCACCTACGTGGTCCCGGATGCGTTCGGTGGAGCCCGCATTCCCCCTCGCACTCACAGCGGCCCTCGGCCCGGTGAAACCTGACTCGCAGGCTGATTGAGGGCCACGCTGGCGGGTAGGCTCTTTGGGTGGGCATCTATCCCCGAATCGTCCGGATGAGCTCGGCGATTTCCGTCCACGCCGCCGCGACAACGGCGGCCATTACGACGACGATGAAAAGAATGCCGGTGATGGTGAACCCCTTCGCGTAGCGCCGGTCGTGCTCGCTCGGTCCCTGGCCGTAGTCGAGGGTCATAGGCGCGTCCTCAGTTTCTCCTCGACGGTTTTCTTGGACAATCCGTATTTTCTTGCGAGACCGACGACCGACAAGCCGCGGAGAAAGTCTTTGGCCAGAACATATCGGCGGACGTACTTGCGCTCGTGATGGCCCTTGCAACCTTTGCCGTCTCGGCACCAGAACGGCACCATGTCGTAGTACACCTGCACGGTACAGTTCTTCGCCCACCGCTGCTTGTAGCAACAAGACGTGGTCACCGTGCGATATGGCGGATTTCGTGTCCAGAAGCGCATGGGTTTCTTCAAGTCTCCGAGCACGATCACAAATCTCGTGGCGGGCTGATGCGCGCTCGTGTAGATGTGGATGCGATGCTTTTTCACCGCTTCTTCTTCACGCGCTCCGGCAGGCCCTTGTGCTTCGTCGAGGCGAAGTCCCGCGCGACGGCTGGCGCCGGGCATTTCCCGTCGGCGTGCTTCGGGTCGTGCGCGCACATCCCCATGAACCGCTGCTGCGCCTTAGACTTTGCTGGCATCGTTCAGCCTCCGTTTCCCGTACTCCGTGACCTCGTAGAGAATGCTCGGCCGGCCGCCACCCGGGCCGACGGGTTTGACGCGCGTGGCGATCCGGATGAGCGCCGGGTGGTGGGGCGCGTGGTACAGCAACCAGTAGCGGGCCTGCGTGAAGGCGGTGATGCCGACGTGACCGAGGACAATCTGCAATGCGTTCACGGTGAACCGCGAGGGCAGAAGCGCGAGGGCCTCGAGGAGGAGCGCGTCGGTGACGCGGCGGGCGGTCATCCCGTCCCTCCCTGCGCGGCGGCGCTCATTTCACGACACGTAGGGCACGGGCAAGCCTTGATCGTTGGACGCTTCTTGCGCGTGAGCCACAATTCGTGGTGGCAATCGAGTTCGAGGCACCACCGATTCGGATTCAGTGGAGACTGGTCTATACGTACAACCTTAGCCATTGCTCCCTCCCTGCGCGGCGGCGCGGACTTCATTCTGCTCTCGAATGTCAAGCAGGGCTTCGAGGATCGCGTCAAGTCGATCCATTAGCGGAACAACGCTGCGCTCATCGGCGCGGCTTCATAGGTCACGTCGAATGGTGTCACGGCTTCTCATGTTTTCCCTCCCTGCGCGGGCAGATTACGAACGTAGCGATCATAAATAAACTCCGCTGTCGCCCGTTTCATCCGCTCGCTCGTGGATTTCTCAATCCAGTCGATGGCTCCCTTTAGCGCCTTGACGTCTGGATCGAGTCGGGCGTGCTTGCGGCAGCGTCCCGGAGAACAATGCTTACCACTGTGTCTTTTCATTGCGCCCCTCCCTGCGCGGAAGCACTAATAAGAGTCACGACCACGACCGCGACCGCGACCACGACCGCGACCGCGACCCCGACCGCGACCCCGACCCCGACCACGACCCCGACCCCGACCGCGACCCCGACCCCGACCGCGACCAGACCCTCCAGCGTTGCTTCAAGGCGCGGCGCATCTTACTTCACTCGGCCGAAGCTCTCGATACATGCCTGCATGATGTACAGTTCGTGCGGGAGCGGTTGGGCGTCCTTCCACTTCGGATCGGTAAACGCCCCGGTTTCATAGACGATCGCCGGGTCGGCTAGGAGCACGCAATCCGCATTCACGCCGGTCAACGTGCCCGTGTAGATATAGTTCAAGCAGAAGAGGGTGATACGCTCTCCGAGGAGCTTCATCAGACCTTCGCCGCTCACGTCCTCGACCAGCTTCTTCATGCTGTCTCTCCTGTGGTGGATGCTATACCCCCCTGCGTGGCGGCGCGGGCGCGCGGATCATGAATAAGACACGAGAATGAGCATGGATGTTTCCCCTTGTGGCACGTCCCAGCGCACGGGCAGTACAGTTTCATTCCGTCCCTCCTTGCGCGGCGGCGCGGGCGCTCTTGGCTAAATCTTTATTGGCTTGTTCTGTCAGCGCGCTGAACAAGCCGTGATATTCACACGCCTTTACGAGCGCGATCAGATCGGTCTCGATACGTTTGGCTCTCGACCGGCGATCGTTGTTCAAAAAAACATCCGCGCCAGCACGGGTAGCCTCCGCAAGAGTTGTCATCTTCCCGCGGCGGCGCGGGCCTCAAGTGTTTGGATTACAAATTGACCGTTGTACATTTTCCTTCCGTTGAACAACGCCGCCGCCGCCGTCCACGTCTCCTGTTCACGTACCTTGAGACGTTCAGCCAGGTTATTGATGGACGCGCAAGCGAGCTTTTCTTGACCCTTGAGCCGCTCGATCTCCCGCGCCTGCTCCAGCTCGGTAAGGGTAAGGGCAATCCATACTTCAAGTGATGTCAATGTCGATGTAGCCATGATCGTCCTCGCCTTCTCTAGCATCGCGGGTGTTAGCGTCGTCATGGGCACACACACGCGAATGGGGTGCCGTAACACCCCCAACGTCCATTGGGCAGCGTGACGATCCATCCGACGACGTGTCCACATTCACATATGAGAAATGGGCTTACCCGTACATGAGGTTTCGTCGCCACCGCCTCGGGCGTCGGGGTCATCGCCCGCCCTCCTCCACCGCGTCGGCTTCGCAATCGTCGAGCTTCAGGTTGATCTGGTGCCCGAGCCTCGCGGCCATCGCGAGCGCCGTGCGAAGATTCCCTCGCCAGTTGATCCGGATCTTCTCGAGCCCGGCCTCCGGCACCCACGGCGAGTGCCCCGCAAAGAGCGCCGTCTCGTAGCGCGCGAAGAGTTCCTCGAGCAACTCTCCGGTCGGAATCAACTCGTGCGGCCTCGTGGTGGTCTCCATGCCCGAGAGGATATGATATTGTTTCGGTACCTGTCAAGCTGTATTTTCGGGGGACTAACGAAGAACATGAACCCAATCGGCCCAACACCAAGAAGCCAGAGATTGAGATAGCGATTGGCGTAGGGCCATGCCCACGGCCTCCAGAACAGACGAAGCGGACCTAGGTCAAGCACGACCACCTCCGCCACTCGGTCACATGGTAGCCTCCCTTGGTCGTTCCACGTGGAACCCTAGTCATGGGCCAGAGGATGGCTGAGAATTGAAAAGCTGTCAAGAATTTTCGGACTTGGGAATCGGGAGCGATGTGCGACGAGAGGAACCAATTTGCCGAGGCCAGCAATATGCTACGCAGTGCGTTAGGAGTTGAGAATGGGGATGGGACAGACGGAAACGGGGATCTCTCTCCCCGTGGGGCCGGGCGTGGGTGACGGGGGGCCCCGGGTCGCCGTTTTGTGGGCCTGCGGGTGCGCCTGGGCGTGGTGTGTGGGGCAGGGGTAGAGGTCGAGGTGGAACCTCGGCGGCCGGCTGGAGGCCTGAGCTGCCTGCGAGCTCGGCGTCATGATGGCATTAGGGCATCAGGTTCGCCAGTTTCCATTTTCTCCGGGCGGTGCGTCATCGTATATACGTCAGCATTTACACATAGATACGTGGATTAGGTCTGATAATGGACATTATGTCAACCACCGTCCTGGCGTCATGATGCTAGTCTTTACAGGCACTTAGTTTATCTGGGGCATTTGTGCCCCACTCTTGGCGGTTAGAGGCGGAGCTGATCTGAGAGTGGGTGCCCGTACTCCTTATCTTATCCTTACTACTTCTACTACTACTACGTCACCAGTGTGTAGATATGTCCTGTATATCCTCTCCACATACTCTCCATACCATATCAATCAATCCTTTATTTTCAGGCACTTTACCTACTTATAAACATGGCGACCAGAACAGTCGGCGCTGAAAGTTGCTGAAAGGCATTGGCTATGTACGTTTTCGAGATAAAACCTCGTAATTGGCTGGTTCACTTCTGACCAGAAAGAGATCGTAGTATGAGCATCCCACGCTCAAGTCGTCGGTACAGCGTGGCACGATCAACACGCAGGAGGTCGGCAATGGTCTCCGCTGAGTCGAAGAGGCCGGAGGCACGGAGAGCAAGCGGGAGGCGCAAGCGAGGGTCTGGGAGCACCCGATGAATGGCGAGGTGGTTGGGGTAGGCGACTGGCAGGGGAGCTGGGGCGATGAGCTTAGCAGCGCGGCGCAGGACCGTGTAGGGGTCTTGGGTGAGGGCAGGCAGGGCGTAGGCGACGGTCCTATGCTGCTCGCGTGATCGACAGAGCAGGACAACCACAGCGCGGGTCAGGGGATTCAGGCAGGCTATCAGCGGGTCGGTGGACGGGTATTCTAGCGGGTGGTGCGCGCGTTCGTCACGGAAGATGTCGAGGGGCACGCGGCTGACGGGCTCGGGCTCGCGGTGGGTGGATCCGATGAGCTGGGCGAGCTCGCGGCGCCGACCGAGGTCGAAGGCCTGGACGCGGGTCACGGCATCGGCTCGGGGCCTTTCAGGGGAGGCGGCATCTGGGGCAGGCCGAGCGCGCGGGCGATCCAGAGCTGGTGGCAGTCGGGATGAAAGACCGCGGGGCCTTGGACCGTGAAAGGGTGGGTCAGCTCCACCTTATCTCCGCACGCGGCGCAGACCCAGAGGATGTGGCGGTGGGTCGTCGGTCGTATCGCGCGCGAGCCGTTTTGGCCGCGGGTGCAGGCGTCCATCATCGGAAAGGCGTCCACGAGGCAGGAACGTAGCCGAACTGGGGCGCGGCTGTCAAGATATAATAGGTTTCGGGCAGGGCGAGCCGCCCGTGTAAAACTTCCATTAGTTTCGGGCAGAATGGGGGAGTGCCTAAAGAATACGCATTCGTGAATCCTTTAGTTTTATCGGGTTATGATTTAGATTGACGTGGCACGGGCCTTGCGTGTATGTGTAGCATGATGAGGCCGCAGGACACCACAGGAACCCGCACCCAGGAGACCAACGACTCGAGGGAGGGAGAAAACGACATGGACTCAAACGAGGTTTGTACTGACTGCGGCGCAGGCGGCATCCTAATCAGCCCAGCGGGGCAGTGCCATCAGTGCGAGCAGGATCAACGTGAGCTGGACGCAGAGGACGGGGAGAGGAACGACATGAACAGCAGATACCGGCTCGTAGCGGCCGACGACATGAGCGTATCGGAGGAAATCACCAGCGTCTTTGACGCCCGTCTGATTGCTCAGGCCCCCGCCATGCGGGAGGCGCTCAACGGTTTCCTTGAGTGGTACAAGGGACTTGAAAGTCCCGGCCTTGCGCCTCATTCGCTGGAACTGACTGCGCGGCTTCGTGAGGCCCGCGCCGTCCTGCGGGCCTGTGAGGAGACCTAGCCATGCCGGCCGTATACTGCCCCGTGAAGGGTCATGAAAAGATCCGCCTCCGTTGTCACGCGACTCGCCGCGGGCTGGTATCAGACGATCTTTGCCACGGTGCCCGATGCACGGGCCAAGGGCGCGGAGTTTGCCCACTGCCTGAACGGCATCGGTGGCTCGCCGGTTCACGTGGTGGACATGGAGCCGGTCAATGCCTAACCTCGTGAAGGTTGCCGTAATTCGGATGCCCGGCTATCCCATCGGTCAGCCCGCGCCGTGCTACCTCAACTGTCCTTGTGGCGCCAAGCCGAAGCGGGGCGGACTGGCTGAGTACGTCCCCTGCGTGTGCGGGGCCGTGTACTCGTTCAACGGCTACCTTGTCAACTCATGGCCGATAGCAGGCCGCAGGGTGCAGTGAACCTATCACGGGAGAGAGGGACGACATGAACGCTAACGCAAAGCTGAAAACCGAGACGAACACCCAGAGTATGGAGCGGCGCATCTTGAAGGCCGCTGGCGAGCGGCTAGGGCATCGCCGCGACCTGTCGGCAGACTTCGAGCATGGACAGTGGTGGATCACCAACCGGCGCACAGGCGCGCAGTGGTCCGTGGTCGATGCCGAGGGCGGTCCCAGCGTAGACGGCTTCGACTTCGAGCAGGTCACGCAAGGCGACGAGGACTAACCCCCGAGCAGTGAACCCATCGACAGAGGGAGAGGACACCATGACCTACAGGGAACGCAAAGAAGCCCGGCTAGAGAAGCGTCTCGACTGGGCGGCGGGGCGGCGCGAGAAGGCGGCGAGCCTCCGCGCCACCACCGACCGCTACCGCGGGGATGTGGCCTTCAACACCCAGCCGGGGCATATCCCGGAGCGGGCGCGGATCATTCAGGCCACGGACAAGGCCGCAGAGCATCAGGGCATGGCCGCGGAGCATGAGAGCAAGGCCGCCGAGATCAGTCGGCAGCTTGACCGGAGCATCTACGACGACGACCCAGACGCCATCAGCCAGATTGAGGCGCGGATCACCAAGCACGAGGCGCAGCGGGCGCGCATGGTCCTGGTCAACAAGCTCTACAAGAAAGGGAACGCAGAAGGGCTCACAGCACTGGGACTCGACCTGGACAGGATCAAGGCCAAGCTCGCGGCGGCCGGCGGGTATTGGGGTAAGGCGCCCCATCTGCCCTACGAAATGAGCAACCTATCGGGGCGCATCGGCGCCGACCGGAAGCGCCTGGAAGCGATCAAGGCGCGCCAGGAGCGGGCCGCCCGGGCTGAGACAAGCGAGACGGGCGTGCTGATCGAAGGGGAGGCATGGGTGCGCGTGACCTTTGCCGAGAAGCCGGAGCGGAGCATCATCGAGGCACTCAAGGCGGCGGGGTTCTCGTGGGGCGCAGGGCACTGGATCGGCGAGCGGGCCAAGCTGCCCGCAGAGGTGACAGCATGAGCACACGGGGCGCGATTGCCAAGCCACACGGAGACGGCTGGATCGGGCGGTATCACCACTCGGATTCCTATCCGAGTGGGCTGGGCGCGACGCTCTGGGAGGCGTATCACGGGCCCTTCAAGGGGGATGCCAAGGCGATGCAACGGTACTTTGTGGACGAAGAGCCCATCGCCTGGTCGTGTGTTGTAGGCGCGGATTTCAGCCTCCCGCCCGGGTGGGCCACTGGCGGACCGCGCTCGTATCGTGACCGAGGCGATGGGGAGACGCCGAGCAAGCCAATGATCTGTACCTGCCAAGCCTCTGCCGTCAAAGATGCGGAGTGCTCGCCCCTTTTCATCGAGTGGGCCTACGTCCTGACGGATGAGGCGATGGTGATCTATCAGGCCAAACCCGCGCCCTACAAGCGGACGCCGAAGGGGGAGGTGGACCCCGGTTATGTTCACGTCCTGCGGCATGTGATCCCGTGGCACGGTGCAGAGCCCAAGTGGGACGCGCTCGAATCTGAGGCGGCCTAGCCATGCGCCGCCTGACTCCCCCATCCTGGTATCACGACGGCCGCGGCCCGAGCCTGACGTGTGAGTTGTGCCCGCGGAGCCCTCTGGAGTCCCCTGCGCCAATCTCTCAGACGCGGTGTCCAGCCTGTCACCTCCTGATCGAGGCCCACGAGTTGCTGCCCTGCCAGGGAGAAAGGATCAATACATGAGCCAGCACACACCGGAGTGTGAAAATAGCGGGCTCTTCCTCGTGTGTACTTGTGAAAAAACCATGAGCCAGCCCTGGGTCGTTTTGGGAGCCGGGCATCATAAGGCCGTGTGCTGCATGAAAAACACTCACAACGAAGAAGAAGCCGCTGCAAACGCCCGCCTGATCGCCCAAGCTCCGGCGATGCGGGAGGCGCTGGACAATGCGCTGACGTGGTGGCACTCGATCCCGCAGCACTTCAACGCTGCTCAAGAGCCGAAGTGGATAGCAGCGACCCGCGCCATCCTGGCCGCTACGCCGGAAACGCCATGACGAACCCCGGCCGGTTCTACCAGCAGCGTGCGGCCTACGAGCGCGCGATGATCCAGGCCGCCATCTGCGAGCACAGGACGCACACCGCCGCGGCCAAGGGCCTCGGGCTCAACCGGACGTACATGCTGCGCCTGATGAGGAAGCTCGGCTTGAGCAAGCAGCATTCGCCCGTCCGGGTTTCCGAACGCAAGGCCGTGCGATGAGCGGCCCGGAGCTTTTCAAGAGGCGGAGAGAACGAGGTTGGACCCAAGCCCAGCTCGCCGTGCGCCTGTCCGTGGACCGCTCCACGATTCAACGGTGGGAAAACGGCAAGGTGCCGATCCCAGAGAAGATGGCGAAGCTCATCCGGTTCACCTGCTAGGAGGCGCCATGCGAACCTTTCTTGCTGTGATGATCGTTGCCGCCGTTGCGGCGCTGGCCGGCGCTGTGGTCGTCTCGGTCAGACAAGAGCAGTGCGTTAGCGCCGTGCTCCGCGCACACTCCGAGCACCTGTCCACCTGGGAAGCGGTCGAGCTATGCCAGCGGAGGGCCGTCCGCTGAAAGCCTACACGCTCCGAGACTACGGCAAGGCGATGGGGATGAACAAGCGGGAGATCGAAACCTACAGGAAACAGTGCGCGTGGAACGACAAGATGGCGAAGATCCTGAAAACCGAACGCAAGCAGGAGGCTCAACCGAATGGCTAAGACGCCGTGGGTTATAGTCTATGACGCGACGGGAGCACACGGACACTCGCCTTACACGATGGAGTGTCAACGGTGCCACCAGGTCTATGTTCCGCCGATACCGATGGCCGTTGATATGTTCGCCAGAAGCGCGCGCCGGTTCCAACGCGACCATGCGAGCTGCAAGGAGAAGGAGACGCCATGACCGAACGCCCACCGGCAGGCCGCCCCGATGCCCCGTTGTGGGCCGGGACGATGAACATCCTGAGCAATTACTACTACGCCGCCAACGTGGGCGTCGCCGTCCGCGCCCACTCCGCCCACGTGGCCGCGCGCCTCGCCGTCGCGGAGGTCCGCGCCAAGCTGCCGGCTAGAACGCGCGTCAAGGGGTTCATGTTGAAGCTCGAGCGCCAGCCGGCGGCGAGCGTAGCCAAGAAAGGACTGGCGCCATGAGTATGACGGCGCAAGAGATCCGTATCTGGCTCAACACGCTTGATGACGATGAGCGCGTGGCAATCGACGAGGGCGGCCTTACCCTGTTGGCCGAAGGCGGCGATTACCTCGAAGTCGGCGGGGAACCCGAGGGCGGGTGGCAATGATCGCCCTGCTCTGTGCACTCGCCATCTGCCTCAGCTCTGACGGCCCGGTCGAGTTGCCCCAGCCGCCGCCGTGGCTGCGGGCAGCGCCGTCCGTCGCAGACGTGCGGTGGAAGTTCACCGTCAAGTTTTACGGGCGCGAGATCATCGTGGACGGCTGGGAAAGCGAGCGCGAGTGCCGCGACATGAAGCGCCGGATGGAGCGGAACTTCCCCGATGCGCTCATTACCGACTGCGAGATCAGCGAGTGAAAATCCTCATCGAACAAATCGCCGCCCTCTGTCTCGGCATCATCATCTTCGGCGGCTTGTTCCTTGCCTACGAGCTTGTTGTGGATCGAAGAATCAGTACGCCGACCGTTGGAGGGCTGGTACTTGCTGCCGCGGCTGCTTTTCTGATCCTCTTTTTCCTCTGGCGTACAGTCCGATGAGCGCCACCACGCAGCGCAACGAGGACACCCGGCGCCATGTATGCGGAGAGCTCCAGGCCCGTGGCCTTGGTGTTCACCTTGCGTGGGCGGTAACAACGCGGATTCCTTTACGATTGCTGCGACTGATGGAGCAACAGTGGAGTCCGGGAGCGCGCCAAAAGAAAAAGGTTGACGAGACCGCCGCCGTTGGCGTAGTGTCCCGTGCATCGTCACCACCACCCCTTACTTGAGGGAGATAGCGCATGACGCCTGAAGTGGAAGCCCTGAGAGATCAACTGTCCCACCGGATCGAGACCCTTCGGAAAGCGATCGACGAGAAGCGCGTCGATACCTACCTCTGCGAGCAGGAACGCCGCCGCCTGATGATGGGCAAGAAGCCGGCCGAGGTCCGCGCAACTCTCGGGGAGCACAAGATTGTCCTGGTCTGAGATCCTCGTCGGCGGTGCCTGGCTCTGTTTTGCGAGCTGGCTGATCTTGCGGGCCAAGCGGCTCGGCCGGAGACGCTGATGCTCTGGCTCCTCCTATTGCTGTTCGCGGGCTGCGCCCAGGCGCCGCCAACCGTGATCCCGCAGGTTGCCGCGCCGCCCTGCATGATCGGCCAGTTGACTCCCGGCGGTCTCATCGAGACCCCCTACGGTCGGCGCTTCGTGATGGTGCCGTGCGTGCAGCAGCCATGAGACTCCTGCTCGTTCTCATCGTCGCCGTCGAGGTGATCCGCCACTGCTGGCACGGCTCACCCGATCATCGTCCGCCACCGTTCAAGTGAGAGGAGACGTCGTGGATTCAGACGACCAAGCGATCAAACGATGGGCGGAGGCGCTGACGTCCACCCTCTACGAGCTCGTCGATCGCCCGGATGACGTGGCGGTGGTCGTCACCGAATCCGCGAACCGCGCCCTGCCGGTCGAGTTTCTCATCCGTGTGCATCCCGAGGATGTGGGCCGCGTGGTCGGCCGGAAGCAACAGACGCTCGACGCCATGCGCGTCCTGATGAACGCCTGGCGGGGCCTCCACCGACGCGGCGCCTACCTCAAGGTCGATGGGCATATTGAGCTCGCAGGCGAGGGTGGGCGCGTGCTGACGGGGGAGCGGTATGGACGCTGACCAGTGGGCGGCAGCGGCTACGGCCAAGATCGAGACGAAGAAGCTGGCTGCCGAGGCGGCCGCTGTCCTGCACTGCTCCATCGCCGCCCTCGAGGGGCCGGAGTTTCTTTCGAGGGAAAGACGGATGCAGATTGGTGAGCAGTTACGCGCTACCGTTGAGTTCATCGAACAGGTGGGAGCACGACTCGAATGAGCGAGCGCGGGTGGAACCTACGCAATCGCTCGCGCATGGTCCCCGTGTGTCATCCTGAGCGGCCCCATCGAGCAAGAGGCTACTGCAACCAGTGTTATATGCGTCTCTGGAAACAGGGCGTGGCCCGTCGTCCGGCGTGGTGTCATAGCGACAGACCGGAGTGGGCGCGGGGGCTGTGTAAGCGGTGCTACGACTCGCGCCCGCGAGAAGGCTACGAAGCTCTGCTTGAGGCGCAGTCCGGGGTCTGCGACAACTGCGGCCGCGGAAACGGACGACGGCGGTTAGACATTGACCACGATCACCGAACGGGAGTTCGGCGCGGGCTGCTCTGTTCCCCCTGCAACACGGCCCTTGGTCTTCTCAAGGAAGACCCAACTATCATCCTCGGGCTTATCGCTTATCTTGAACGACACAGGAGGATCGTCGCATGAACGCCACGAAGCCAACCAAAACCATCTTCGAGACCGGAGCCGAGATCGCCGATGAGCCGCAAGTGACCGACGACACCGCCTTGGTGCCGAAGCGCGGCACCGGTCAGTCCATGATCGAGCGGTGGATGGAGACCGGCGCCGAGACCGCGATGAAGCGCATCGAGACCGTGCTCGACATGCTGGCGCGGCTCCGCAAGGCCAGCATCGCCGCCACGTACCCGTCCGACTGGATCATCCACACCAGCAAGGACGCCGACGGGAATATTCTGAGGCAGGTCGGCTATTTGCAGGACGTGGGCGCCGAGCGCGCTGGCAAGCCGTGGGGCATCAGCGTGGGCTCTCCCGCCATCGAGCGCGAGGACTTCCCAGACGGCTCCTACTCCTACCATATGCTCTCGGAAGCATGGTCGAACGTCACCGGAGAGCGGCTCGAATACATCGAGGGTTCGCGGTGGAGTGGCGCGGGGTTCTTTGCGAACAGGAGCGGCCCGAACGAGAAGGTCGATCCGACGCATGTGCGTAAGGCGGCCTACGCCAACCTGCACGGGCGGGCTGTGCGCGCGCTCGCTGGACTGAACGCCGTGCCGCTCGACATGCTCACAGCCTCCGGCATCGACACGGGCAAGGTCGTGATGATCGGCTACGACAAAGGCGCGAAGGGTGGTGAGTCAACCGGCGCCGCCATCGGCACCGCTGACGTGACGATCGGCTGGGGCAACTCCAAGGGCAAGAAGCCGTCGGAACTGGCCGAGAAGGATTTGGAATACTACCTCGGCGCATTTCAGGCGAGCATCGAAGACCCCGACAAGAAAAAGTGGCTCAAGGGCAACCAGCGGATGCTCGACGCGCTCAAGACAGAGAAGGCGCGGCGGTCGGCACCGAAGGTCGAGGCTCCCGCGCCGGACAGGGACACGGGTCCAACTGAGGCCTCGACTGGCGAGGCCCCCGGGTCGGCAGCGCAAACCCCCGGTGAAAAACCCATCGTCCCCAAAGAACCGGCTAAGGCAGGTGATGAGCCTGCCCGGGAGCCGACTCCCAAATCCCGCGGCAAGCTCATCTCTGAAGTCTTCGACCTGATGAACCGGGCGAACGAGAACAACCAGAAGCGGTCGGCGGCCACGCTCCGCGCGCTCTCCATGGACTTCAACCTGCCCAAGGAGACGAGCAACCTGTCGGACTTCACCGATGAGGCGCTGTCGAAGATCCTGCTCATGTCCCTGGCGGAGATCAAGACGTTCCAGGCCGCGGCGGGGTTGGTGTGATGACCGCCAAAGAGGACGCACTCAACGCGCTCGACACGGCTCGCAAGATGCTGGACGCACCGGAGCCAATGGCAGGGCTCCGGCTGTCCCTGCTGCACAGCACGCTCGACTTCGCCGCGTCCGCTATCGAACGGATCGAGGAAACGAAACGGCCTCGGAGGGCCAAGGCGGCCCCCACCACGGCACCGGCAGCGTGACATGCTCACCGCCAAGGTCCTCGACCCGCGCTACCACTATCGCCCACTGCAACACACGGCACGCGAGACGGCCTGGCTCATAGAGCTCGTGGCGCGGTGCCACCCCACGAGAAAGGAATGGCCGCGCGCCTACTGGTTCGCCTTCCCGACCTACGTCATCCAGCACCCGCGGCACCTCGCCCTGATCGGCTATAGCGCCGTGAGCGTCCAAGGCGCCCTCATGCAGGGCATTGACATGGGTGTGGACCCGGACTTCCGCCGGCGCGGGCTCGGGAAAATCCTCATGTTCTCCCGGCTGCGGCTCTGCCGGCAGCTTGGAATGGTGACGACCATCGTCGGACAGACGCAGGGAGAGAACGCCCCCATGGTCCACCTCTTCGACCAGGCGGGGTTCGAGCAGATGAACGTGGTCGAGGGCTACTACACGGACCTCGAGGGCGGTCCTCGGGACGCCGTGATCTTCGCGGGCAACGCCGACACCTGGAAGGAGACATAATGGCACCCGAGACCGTACAGGACGACCCCGAGTACGCGCTGACCCCGGAGGGCTTTCATAGTACCTACCTGAACCTGCTCCGATCCGAGCGGAAGACCTGGCCCGCGCGTTCCTGGACACCTTCGAACCTCGGGCATCCATGCGACCGCTTCCTCGTGTGGCGATTTACCCGATGGGACGAGCAGCAGGCCATCGAGCCCGAGCTCCAGGCGATCTTTCAGGAAGGCAACATCCACCAGCCTCACGTCTATGCCGCGCTTGAGCGTATGGGGTTCCAAATCCAGCGGGAGGACGAGAAGACGAAGCAGTGGGAGCCGTCGAAGGGCATCCGGCTCTCCGGCAGGATCGACGGCAAGATCCTCGGGTTCAAGGGCCAGAAGTACCAGCCGTCCATCATCCTCGAGATCAAGACCACGAGCCCCTACACCTTCGACGCGCTCAACACCATCGACGACGTGCGGAAGAACCGGGCGCACTACGTCCGCGCGTACTACGACCAAGACATCCTCTATTGCATCCTCGAGGAGCGGCCGCGCGGGATCATGGTTTTCAAGAACAAGCAGACCGGGCTGCTCAAGGCCATCCCGTTCGAGCTCGACTACGACCGGGCGGAGTGGCTCATCAAGCGCGCCGAGCGGCTCCAGCCGATGGTGGACAAGAAGCTGGACCCGCCACCCATCGACTTCGACGCCAAAATCTGTGGCGACTGCGCCTTCAACCATCTGTGCTTCCCTGACAAGCAGGGCGGCCAGGGCGCGGCGCTGGTCGAGAACGCCGAACTCCTGATGCAGCTCGAGGAGCGGGCCGAGCTCGAGCCGATGTCGAAGCGGTACGATGCGCTGGACAAGGCCGCGAAGGACACGATCAAAGCCGTGATGGGCAAGGACGGGCAGGCGATGTGCGGGCCGTGGGCGATCAAGGTCGCGACGCGGCCGCGGAAGAGCTACACCGTCGAGGACGGCGAGACAACCACCGTGAAGCTCTCGCGGATCGAGTGAGCCGGCCATCCTCGCGTGGCGTTTCACTATATCCAGCAGGGGTACTTTGGCGACCGCGAATATCGGGCACTTTCGCGGGACGAGGGGTACTTCTCCGACTTCCTGTGGCAACTGCCGCAACTGAGCGGCGCCGGGGTCGGGCGGATCAGCCTCGGCATCATGGCCGCGGAGTCCTATGGCAAGTTCACTGTGGACGAGTGCCAGGCGCTGCTGACCGTGCTCCAGGCCAAGACACGAGTCCTCTACGACAATGAGTGGCTCTGGGTGGTCAACTACTTCAAGCACAAGCCAGAAGGGTCCAAGTGGGTGATAATTAGCGCGCGGCACTCCCTTCAGGAATGCGAATCGGCCGTGATCGTCGAGGGGTGGCTCAAGAAATACGGGCAGCTTGAGCGGGTCAAGGCGGTCATGGCCGGCATGGTCTTCGGCAGATCCACGGACGACATCCCAGACGGCCCCCAGCCGTTCTTGGCCGGGATACAGGCCGAGCCTGCCGAACTCCGCCTGCACGCCGCCGACGTCGATGCCGTGTGGATACACTACCAGAAGAAGATGAAGTCCGAGAGCTTCCTGACGCCGAAGCGCAGGCAGAAGATTCTCGAGCGGCTTCGGGAGAACATCGTCGAGGAGGGGGTGCCGCGGGTCGTCACGGTCGAGGATCTCATGCGCGCGATCTCCAACTGCGCCAAGTCCAACTGGCACATGGGGCGTGACCCGAAAACCGAGGGCCACAAGTACAATAGCCTCGAGGACCACATCCTCGTCAGCCAGGAGAAGTTTCTCTACTGGCTCACCTACGAGGCGGGGCAGGCCACGGGGCCTGGTGGCCAGCCGAAGGGCGAAGTGGTCCTCCGCGAGGAGACGCCGAGCCCGAGCGCGAAATGGACCGGCGACCGCACTCCCCCCGAAGAGGTCAAAGAGATCCTGAAGCGCACGAGGCGGAAGCTCGACGGGCCGGAGTCGAAGGAGCAGGTGTTCCGTGGGTAGTCAGACCCGTCTCCCCTTCGCCCGCAACCGTAACGAGGACGCCTACCAGGAGTGGGCCGCCACGCATAAGGACGTGATCGTGCTTTTTCTCCAGTTCGCCCGCGAGCGCCTCGCCAGCGGCCGGCGCTTCGGCATCGGGGCCTTGACTGAGCGGGTCCGGTGGGAAGTGGCGACGACGTGGGGGCCGGACAAGAGCGGGTTCAAGATCAACAACAACCACCGGGCTTACCTCGCTCGTGATTTACTAAAGTTAGAGCCACGCTTGGCCAGACTCGTGACAACCCGCCGCGTGAAAGGAGACTCCTGATGCTCTACCTCTGGGTGTCCCTGTCGTTCTGTGCTGGCATCGTCCTCGGTGGGCTCTTGGCTCGCGCGGCGCAGGAGTGAAGCGCCTCGAGGTGTGGATCCCGGGTGCACCGCCCGGGCCCAACCAGCGCGCCTCAACCACCCGCGGCCGGATGAGCTCGACCAAACGGCAGCGGGAGAAGGCCCAGATGTGCGCGATCAAGGCCCGGTTCGAGGCAGAGACGAAGCACCAGGGGCTCCATGCGGTCTTCCGAGGGCCCGCAAAAATCACCTTCGAGGTTCGGCGACGCCGGCTATTGGACGAGCTGGTAAACCTCCCTGCGAGCCTCAAGGCCACGCAGGATGGCCTCTGCAAGGCGGTGCTGCCACTCGGCGACGGCCCCACGGCCCCCTACACGTGGACGATCGTTCAGATTCGAGTAGGCAAGAAGTCAGAGGAGGGGGTGTTTGTTGAAATAGAGGAAGTAGATAGCCCTCCCTCGGCGGCCGTCACCACGGCATGACGGGGCCTGCTCACGCGGGGACTTGGCTCCAGGTCCCCTGCGGCCAGAACGTGTCTGAGAAGGCCACCAAGATCGTGCCCAGGACCACTTTGCTATGGGCCTCGACGTACACCGTGTCAATCCGGTAGACGCCACCTCCAGCCAAGATTTTCATGCCCACATCGGTTGGGCTGAATCCCCGGACATCAACGGTCGTCCCCGGGATGAAGAGGCGCAGACCGACGCCAGGACCCACCGAGCTAGAGGACAGCGACAGGTCATAGGGCACCGCTCCAGGCACCACAGGACCGGGTGGGATTGGCGGCTGGACCGGCGGCTGGACCGGCGGCTGGACCGGCCCCGGCTTGCCCCATCCGCCGAAGGGATCTGTCGGATAGATCGGCGGCTGAGTCGGGGGGATCACAGGGGGGGCTCCGAGGGCCTCCTGGAGATGATGGAGGAGCGTCAGGGAAAGATCGAGAGCGCCCGCGAGGGATCGAGCCTCAATCCTGGTGAGGAGATCACGGAGGTCCATCGCATCGGCTTCGGTCAATGTCACCATTTACCCGCCCTCCGTCAGAGGCTCGATCACCCCAAGCGTTTCCAAGGTCGCCACGATCGACGCCGTGAACCGATGGACAAGATCGCCCCGGCGCCAGATGCCGGGTTCCGCATGGAGCGGGCCGAGATCCGAGACGACCTCGACTCGCTCCCGCAAGCGGACCCACGTCACGCGACGGCCCGCGCCGTCAGCCGACTCCTACCGACGACGCGAGGCCGCGGCCGGGGTGTTCGTCACCATGGCCTGCGCGAGTTCATCCGCCTTGGCCTTCTGGGCGTCCACCACCGCCTGCACGGGCGCCAGTTCCTCCGCCGTCGCGCCGTTCTCCAGCGCCTTGTCGATGGCCGCCTGGGTCATGGCGGCGATCCCGTTGATGAAGACCGTCGCGCTGCTGATGACATCGGTGTCTGCCGTGACCGTTGCGATCAGGGGACTCAGATCCGCGTGTGCCATAGTGAGCGTCTCCTTACTCTGTGGGTACTAGGTTGACTTCGGGGCGCTGTCGAGCGCCTCCTGGAGCTGCTCGGCGGCGACCGCTTGACCATCCACGGCGCCGCCAAGCGCACCCAATTGCTCCGGGTCCACGGTCGTCCCGTCCTCATTGAGTTTCACGAGCAGTTCCTCGAATGAGATGGCCTGCCGCTCCGTGGCGACCGCGATCCGTTTGAGATCCTGGGCGACCGCAGGCGAGAGGTCCAGCCGAACGTTGATGCTGAACAGTGGCATCAGTCTAGGCTCCCATTGTGTGACCGCAGGAGCAGCACGAGCATCACCACCAATCCTACAAGCACTCCACCGAGCACCGCAAGGCTGGCATCCATGTTACTTCCCGAGCGTTGGCGCCCCGATGGACACCTGGGGCACGACCGTTATCGGCACCTTCACCTTGTCGGCCGTATCCGTCACGGACAGGCCTTCCTGCGTGCACGTCATCGCCCCGCCCTGGACGCCCGTGCCGCCCATGCGGACGACGCCATAGACCGAGGACACGGAGACGCACCAGGACCGTTCGCTCTTGCCGAGTTGTTTCAGGACGTCATCCGACGGCGCCAGCGAACAGCCACCGAGCAGGACCACGAATAGCCCCACGACACCCCATCGCCACAGTCCAGTCATCGTGACGCCTCCCGCATCTGTGCGGAGAGCAGTCGGAGGGCCACCGTCGCCCCCCCGACGCACCCGCCATGCAATTCTTCAAGCGCCCGCTGCACCTCCCGCTGCCAGTCATCGAGGGTCTGCGTCGCAATCGGTTTGATCTGGAGGGGGCTCACGATTTCACCTCACATCGAAGACACACATAGGTCGTCTGGCCGCCATCTGTACGCGTCCAAAACGGCACGTCAAGAAACCAATCGTGTTGCCCAATCCAGCATGCGAATCTCCCCAATCGACCCCGCCACCCACGCGGACGTTTGTAGAGACCGATGTCGCACCACTCGCCAAGTTCCAGGCGCACCCAATCCGTTGTCAATTCCACATAGACATGAACCGGAGGCTTGTCCATCACACTCATGCGCGTACTCACGGCCTCGCCTCCTTAGCGACGGTATCGGCCGTCTTCTGGGCCTGGGCCGGCGTGATCCACGGGGCTGGCGTCGAATCCGCGACGCCACCCCAATAGGCGCTGACGGCGAGGATACCCGGCCAGAGCACCGCAATCCAGTCAATCAGGCTGATCTGGCCGGCAGCTTTGAGGGCACCCCAGTTGACGGCCAGGGCGCCGATGAAGATGCCGACCGACTTGAGCGAGAGCTTGACGTAGGGGTTCATTACTCCTCCATCCAGGCGCACATCTGCTTGAACGCCCCCGGGATGTACCGCTGGCGGAACTGCGCCCGGTCCTCAATGCTCATCGTCAGGATACACGCGCTCCGATCCGAGGCCGTCCGCAAGATTCGATGCTCCTTCGTCGCGTCGTCCCGAAGTCCGCTGATGGCCTGCTGGGTTTGCCACCCAGAGAAGAATATCGAGGCCATAATCGCCAGGACGCCCAACGCCAGAAAGACGCCAACCCCGCGCACCGAAAGACTGGCTTCCTTGTAGCCGATCCGCAGGGTCGAGTCGCCCGCTCGGAATGGCGTCGGGTCAAAGTGTTCCGGGTCATCCACCCGCTTGGCCTCACTTCCCATCCCGCCACCCGCAGATGCACGTCCATCGGCGCGTCACCGAATCGAAGTAGGCGCTCTGCCGCTTGCATCGCGGGCAATAGGTCGTAGCCGGCGTTGACCGTCCAGCTCGTGGTCTCATTGTACCCTATAGTAGGTGACATTCACGACAGCCGAGATGGCGTTGGACCCGGCCGGTAGGATCGAGGAGAATCTGGCGATGTTGCTGGCGCCGCAGACGGAGATCGGCGTGAGCACGGCGGCCGTGTGGTGTCCGATTGTCGCTGTGGGCGCGGTGCCGTCCACCCGATACCGGATCGAGCTCGGCGCCTCGACGGAGAAGACCGCGATGTCGGCCGCTCGCGCTTTGGTCGGCGCATAGGTGCCAGCAGTGAAGGCCACAGCCGGCGTATAGGTCACGGTCAACGTCTCGAAGGCGAACGCGGCCTTCTGGACTGGCGGAAGGCTGCAATCTCCCACGACGACCTGACTGGGCGCCGGCACTGTCAGCGCGAGGACCAAGGCTAGGACGAACCCAATCAACACGAGCCGTCGCATAGGCACAATCTCCTCTACTGAGGCACTACGAGTCGCGTCATGCGCTGGCCCGCATACCGACGCGCCAGCAGCGACGGCAGAGCACCGCCTTGGGATGGGCCATCGGGGACCGGGTGAGGCTCATCGGCTCGTCCTGATGTCCGCGGACGGCACAGTAGAGCCGACACAACCGAAACCAGACGCGACGCCAGATCACGAAGTACTCCGATGTCTCATCGTGTCTCTATCCTTTCTCACTGCGCCCGCCGCCGCTGGAACATCCCCGACGCAGGCGCCGCGGGCGTGTAGGTGATGATGATGACGCCGTTCCGTCCAGCCGCTCCCGTGCCGCCCGCCGAGGTGCCCGATCCTCCCCCACCGCCCGCCGAGCCCCCCGCACCCCACTTGCCGCCCGGTCCCGCGTTCGTCCCGGGTGCGGCGTTGCCGCCCGTGCCGCCTCCACCCGCGCCTCCTGCGCCGCCGACTTCAGCCGAGACGGTATCGGTCTTGTAGGTCGTGTTGCCGCCCGTGCCGCCATCGGATGTTGAGCCGGTGCCGCCGCCGACCGTCCCGCCGTCGCCGCCGTCGCCCCCTGTGGCTCCTGAGCCCGCCGTGCCCGCCGTCCCGCTGCTCGTAGATCCAGCCGCCCCGCCTCCGCCGCCGCCGCCACCGCCGATGCCAACCGAGCGGGCGCCACCCCCAGCCCCGTTCGATCCGTCGCGGGTTGTCGTGCCGGCCGGAGTGCAGGTCGTTGTCGTGGACCCCGCGCCGGGGTTGCCCGCGCCGCCGCCGACTCCACTAGAGGCTTGGAGTGTGCCCGCCGCCGAGAAGAAGGTACACGTCCCGTTGCTGCCGCCTGCACCTGCACCGCCGAGCGCGCCACCCTGGCCGATCTGATACGTCACCGGCCCGGCGCCGGGGTTGTGGTTCGTGATGGTCGCATAGCCGCCGCCCTTGCCACCCCCACCGCCACCACGCCCCTGCGTGGAGGTGCCGGTCGTGCCGCCCGCGCCGCCACCGCCCGCGCCAATCACCTCGATGGTGTTGTGCGCCGGGTCGAAGTCGGCGGGCACGGTCCAGCTCGTCCCGGTCGTCAGCACGACGATCGTGTCCACGGCGCTGGCCGTCCCCACCCAGACGAGCATGAGAACGGCCAGCGTCAGATAGGTAGCCAGGGAAGAATACCGAAACCCGGGTCGATAATGGTAACCACCCCCCCGTTGAGTCATCACTACATCGCCCGCCGATACGTGATCGTTGCCCCGATCAGGTTGGTGCTACAGGTGCAGGTATCCGCGCCGTCGTTGCCATCTCGGAACACCCGGATGTGAAGCAACTCGGAGGTCGCCGTGGTACACGTCCCCGTACCCGTCGTCGGCAAGGTCGCACCCGTGATGATGCTCGACTGGACCCGGTTGGCCGTGCCCGCGACGGCTGTCGTGACCGTGTTGAAGCCATCGCCCGTCGTTGGGAAGGCCGTGTCATCGGTCTCCGTCGCGCCTGTCGCCGTGCAAATGAATTGCACTGTCCACTTCGCGTTGCCGCTCGTCGCTGAGGTTGTCCACAAAAGTTGTACATCCACGCCACCTAGGGTCGTCCAATCGGCCGGCAGATGTTCCGTGATCTGCGCGGAGAATCCCCCCGACGTGTCGGCGTACTGGAGCACGCCCTTCTGGGTGTTGGTGCCAGTCACACACGCAGCGACGGCCGGGGTCGCAGTCGGCAGGTCCCAGATCGTCCCCGCCGTCGCGTTGTTACACCCTGCGGCGGGGAGCCACTTCTTGAAGGGCAGCGTCACGACGTTGCCGGTCGAATCGGCGTTCAGCGTCTTGTTGGTGAAGACCAGGGTGCTGGCCGCCGAGTCCTGATACGTCGAGGCGACGCCCGCACCGTTGGCCGTGAGGACCAGGCCGGACGTCGTGGCGGCAATCACGCCGATGGCATTCGTACCTGTTGCGGCGAGGATGTCACCCGTCGTGGCCGCGTTCGGCAACGTCAAGGTGGACCAGAGTGGCGCCGCCCCGACCCCACCGGCTCGCAGATACGGGCCCACCGCCACGTCCGCCAGTCGCGTAAAGGTTGTCGTCCCATCCGCGTAGAGGAGATCCCCGACCGCCTGCGAAGCAATGGCGAGGTGCGCGGCGTTGAGCTTGCCTGCCACGTTGCCGATGACGGTGTTGCCGCCGACGAGCACGCTGGTGCCGAAATACCCGGTTCGGGCGGTTGCACTGCTGGAACCGAGATCATACGTGTTAGTCGTGCCAGGCGTGAGATGTCCAACGGCAGCATTCCCGTCGAAGAACCACCACGTCGTCGTGAGAGCCAAATCACCCCCACCAAGACCGAACTTGATGGACGAGTTCTTGGTACTGGCATTTTGATTCAGACCAATATGCACGCTTCCGTCTGTGCCACTTGCGGCGCCTTTCTCGCCATAGATAAAGGCGGAACCGCCGTTGAAGGCTCCCGTCCCACTTTGGCCACCACCGATACCGCCCCGAAGGGTCGCATTGCCGCCGTGGGCATTCTGGAGGGCGTCCCAACTCTGTCCAAATCCTCCATTGAGCGAGACGTTCCCTGCCGTCGCACTGCCCGACTCGCCGGGATCGCCACCAGTGACGGCAACACTGCCCCCGGTGCCCGTACCACGACCGGCGGAACCAGCCATAAAGAGACCGCCGCCTGCCGCGTTCACACCATCCTTCGGTGAAGATCCACGTATGGTAAAACTGTTTCCGGCGCCGGTCGTCGTCTTCTGGAGCATCGCCAGCTCTTGCGCTGAGTCCCCACTCAGATAGATACGGCCGAGATCAGTGATCTGGACTACGGTGCCCGCTGCGGAACTAAAGGCCACAAGCGGCCCTGAACCGACCGCGCTACTAAATATCAACGGCGTCCCATTCCCCGTGCCAAACGGCACAGTGATCGCCTTGACCGAGACGTTATCAATATGTCCGTCGAACGTGGACACGAGGGGCGTCAGCAATAAGTTCCCTGTGGTCACGGCAATGACATAATCGGTAAACGTCCCGTTCGCCGCGTGAAACGCTCCACTCGCGCCGCCGAGCGTCGGCCGAAGGCTCCCCGCCGTGCGGCTGGTGATGGTATAGACCAGCTTGTACACTGTGCCGACCGTGATTGACAGGGGTGTGCTCGGAAACAACGCGGTCGTATTGCCTGTGTTGTGCTGGACATCGGTGCCGGCGTTGCAGGTCCAGTCGGTCGTCGTCCAGTCGTCGCAGGTGCCCGTCGAGAAGTCTCCAGCCGTCACCAATTCCGTGCCGAGTTCCTCGTTCTGGGAAAATCCGTGTGCCCCGACAGTCCCAGCCGCCGTCATCACGGCGCCACTCTCAGAGACGATCGAATCTGCGAGCACGCCCCCAGCACCATCCGACCATTTCGTCAAGACGCCCGTCGTGCCAGAGCCGGTGACGGTGCCCGACCCGCTGGGTGTCGCCCAGGTGTTATCTCCACGCAGGAAGGTGGTGCCGCTTGGTGTGCCCGTGGCGGTCAGGTCGGCAATGGCGACGCCGCTAAAGGTGGGATTGCCTGCCGCATTCCCGTGGAGGAGTGTCGTGGTCGTGCCTTGATTCGCAAACTGGGCCGACGCCAGGGTGGCCGTGGTACAGGTGCCGACCGCGCCCGCGGAGAGAGCCGTCACGAACTGGTTCGTGCAGGTCGAGGTCGTGATGTTCAGGTCGGCACTCACGACCGCTCCGAAGCTCGGCGCGCCGGCTGCATTGCCGTGGAGCACAGTGGTCGTCGTCCCGAGCGAACCCAAGGCCGTGACCACGGTCGTCCCGGCCCCGAGGATGAGGGCATCGGTCGTCAGCGTGCCGGAATTCGTGACCGTGCCGCTGCCGGCGGGGGTGGCACACGTCACCGCGCCCGCATCCGAGATCGCGTTGACGAAATCGCTGCCGGTGCAGGTGAGCGTCTGGACCCCGTGCTTGACCACGCCGGCATCGTCCTTCACGGCGAGGTTCTTCGAGGTCGAATCGACGTAGATCGAGCCCTTGCCGGCCGCAGGCGTCCCAGGGGCCGCGATGGCGGTCGCCAGGAGACTCCCGGCCATCGTGGTCCCTGTCGGGATGTTGACCAGCGTGGTCGCCAGGGTATTCGTGGTGGTCACATCCCCGGTCAGATTGCCGTTCGTGATGGACGTGGCCCCGCTGAATTGGGTCAGATTGCCACTAGCAGGCGAGCCGGTAGTGGTCACGGTCCCGCTACCCGCAGGCGTCGCACAGGTGAGCACTCCGGTTGCCGCGACCGCACTCACGAAATCGCCCGCTGTGCACGTGGCGGGTTGGACGGGATTGCTGTCCGCGTTCGGCAACGTAAAGATGCGAGAGCCCGTCAAGGTCGCCATCGTGACCGTGGTCGTGTTCGTCGTTCCGAGCACGAGCTGGTTCGTCGCCGCAGGCAGCGCGAGTGCGGCTTCGATAGACACCAGACCATTCGTGATGGTCAGTTCCGGCGTCACACTGACACCCAGGCGGAGGGTATCCAGATCCGAATTGCCGTAAATGCTCAGAAGATACGCGGGCGAGGCAACATCGCTGTCCGTCAACGTAAAGCCCGTGATCGTGGGACCATTGACGACAGCAGAGCCAGACCAGCCCGCCATCGTCAACTCAAAGATGGCGTTGTTGGCCAGTGATTTCGTCGGCGTCCCGTAACTACCATTGAACCTGAGAGTCTTGATGAGCGGCGCGAACTTACCCGTGATATAGAGCGATTGGTCAACCGTAAAAGCTTTGCTATCTACGCTATGGAGGAACGTCGCCATGTCGGCTGCGACCGTCCCGGACCCTTGGACAGTCATGACATTGAACCAGGGCGACGAAGGGTCTTCGTAGAGGAGGCTGTCCCCGAGCGCCGTTGTTCCGGTCCACAGGGGGACGAAGTTCGCGGTGCCCGAGCCGGTGACGCTTCCCGCCGGGGTGGCACACCCCAGCACCCCGGCCGCGCTGATCGAGTTGACGAAGTTACTCCCACTACACGTCGCCGGTTGGATGGGATTGGAATCCGCGTTCGGCAGGGTGAATACCCGACTTCCCGTGAGCGTGGCCATGGTGACCGTCGTGGTATTCGTGGTGCCGAGGGTGAGTTGATTGGTGTTGGCACTCAAGGTCAAGGAGGTCGCGAGGGGGGTTGCGGTAAACGCGGGGTTCGCGCCGGTAGCTCCCTGGAGAAGAGTCCCCGTGGCCCCTACAGGGATGCCGGTGATGTCCGTCGCTGTGGTAAAGACCGAGAGCTGATGGATGAGCGGCGAGCCGCTAGAGGTCACGGTCCCGCTGCCGCCTCCACTCGTGATGGTACACGTCCCCAACCCGCCCCCCTGTGCACACGTCACGCCCGCACCGACGAAGTTGAGAATGCTGATGCGCCCGAGCGGAGTGCCTTCGTCGCGCAACTGTATCCCACCGCCGGGAGTGATCTGCGCCTCCGCGCGGACCAGGAACGTCGCGAGCAGCAGCACAAGAACGAGTGGGAAGGCGCGTCTCATTTAGCGGTAGTAAATCACCGAGAGGGTGGCATCCGCCGCGCCGACTGACGCGAGGATGAGACCGCCAGGAGTCACGAGCGCCGAGAGTTCAGGCAGGTTCCATTCGACCACGTCGGCGTCGTAGAGGGGCGTGCCAAGCGTGCTCGTCGGCGCGGCCGTCATCCTGAATCGAATCGGGCCACCTTCAAGCCGCGCTCGCGCGATGCGAGAGCCGGCCACGTAGGCCGCGTTCGGATGCACAACGGTCCCCGCGAGTGGAATATTAATGACTTCCTCTGCCCAGGGGACGGACGGGTTAGAGCTGATGAACACGGCGGGCATCGCACTCTAACTCACACCGGCCGTCTGCGTCGCGTCCTTGATGACCTGGGCGAATCGGTCCTGCGTCGTTTTCAGGTTCGCCTGCGCTTCCTCGGTCTTCCGCAGGACCTCGCGGAGCACGGCCCGATGCGCCGCTTCAATCCGATCGCACTTGGCCTGGAGTTCGGTCGTCCGCAGTGTCGCCGCTGCGGCGCCGTTCGACGCTTCGAGGGAGAGTTTCCTATGAAGGTCGGCGAGCTCTCCCGCAACGGTGTCGATCTCGGCAGTCAGTTCCGCCTTGCGCTTGGTGGCGATCTCGGCCGTTGCCTGAAGGTCCACATCGAGCTTGACCATCTCCGTCGAACAGGTATGGACGACGGTCGCGTGCTGATGCTGGAGAGTCTCGATCTCTGCCACGAGTGCATCGCGTTGCTTCGTCAATCGCGCCATCGCGCTCTGGACGCTGACGGCGGTGCCAAGCGTCTGCTCGATCTTCTCGAAGGCGCGCGCTTCCTTGAGGCGATCCCGGGCGACCGCCCGCACCACGTCAGCCGCGTCCGCGAGTGTCATGTCTTTCGGATCAGCCATGGTGTCGCCTCCTATTGAGGGCCGCGCTGTCGCGCCCTAGCGAGTGTAGACGATGTCAAAGGCGACGTTGGTTCCGGCTCGGACGTTCGGCCGGATGGCGACCGGATTGAGCTTGACGTGGTAGAGACCGGGCCGAGTCAGCTTCTCCTCCGTATCATCGTCCCGCAGGACCATCCAACTGTCCTCGACCTCGGGGGTATTGGTGCCTTCAAGATCCCCATCCTCCAACTCCCCCGTGATCTGGATGGTTTTCTCTCGGTACTCGGTCTTGGAGATCGGCGCCCCGACCGAAGCGGTGTCCATCCCCGCCCATCGGATCCGACACCCGACCGACGAACCGCCTGGGATTTCATGGACCACTGGGAGCACAACGCGCGTCGCCATGGCTTACTCCTCCTCTTCGATGCTGTGGATGCGTTCAAGATATCGCGAGAGGCCCGTGTGGCTGAGGAATGAATGCGCCTCGAGCGCGGCCAGGGCCTCCTCTGCGCGAGCCACGGGATCAGTCCGGTATTGTTTCCGCTTGACGTCGAGGCTGTTCGCGACCTCGAGGAGTTCTCGCCGGAGCGTCCGAATGTCGGTGCCGACCTGTCCGATGGTGCCGACTTGGCCATCCCGGCCGGCCAAGCAAGGCTCGCGATCGACATTGAGCATGACGTCGGTCAGGCTGATCCGGTCGTCGTGGAGCACCGTGACATCCAGCGGCGCCCCACGGTACTTCGCGGCAACCCTGGTAGCGTCCTCGGTGGGGTACGGAGGCACCGACAGCCGGAGCGTCATGGCCACTTCGGGAGACAGGATCCATTCATCGAGCTCGCCCAGCGCGAAGGCTTCCAAGTGGTCCGCGAGGCTCCCCTGGACAAGCCGGCAATAGGCCGGGAAGGCGTCGAACCCCAAGCGGGCAGACCATTCCAGCCAGAACGGCTCGCCGGCCGCGTTGACGATGCAGTTCATGTCGATGGGGCCGACGTACCGAGCCCGACGAAGCCGGCCTTCGAGGCGGGCGACCCCGGCGCGCGGCAGGCCTGGCTTCGCGCCCTCGAGCGCCCAGACCATGTTGGCCTCGCACCCCGTCCGTGGGCCGAGGTTGCCGGTCAGAAACTTCTTGTCCTCGATGGTGGCGTTGAACGGCGGCACGAATCGCTCTCCGTCAAACCAGCCCTCGCAGGACACTTCGATGCCCTCGACGGCCCGTTGGAGCTCGAACGGCGGCTTCTCACCGGGGACGGTCTCCCACCACTTGAGCGACCGGATCATCATCGCCGGCACCCCGTCCATCGTCATGTCGGTGCCTGGGTCGCCTGAAATCTTGATGTACCACTTGCCCTCTTCGTCCTCCAGGAAGTCGATCGCCTCCCGGATCTTCGTGAACGGGTGGGACTCGGGGACAGTGATGCCGGCCTCGGAGGCGATCAGGCTGCCCCTGTGGCGGTCGCGCTCGAGGTCGGTATCCAGCGGGTTGCCCCCGATGACGGGGTGCCCGAGCAGTCGAAGCTGCTGACCGCGCGCGCCATGACCCACGGTATCGAAGACCACCAGCGCCCCCTTGGGCACCGTCGGCGTGTCCACCTTGTTCACGAGCCCCTGGCCGATGTGCTTGCCCTGCGAGTTCTCCACGTAGAAGAGCACTTTTCGGCCTTCCTGTTGGAGTCGGCGAGCAAGAAAGTGGCTGTCGCCCCACTCGGACCAGATGAAGATCGCGCGGTCGGTCACTTCTTCCTCTTGGGCCACTTCGGGAGCCACTTGGGGAGACGGTCGAAGGCGGCGTCGTACTCGGCCCAGTTCGCGTTCAATTCGTGTGCGACCAGGCGCTCGATCGCGATGCCGAACCGATGCTCCTTGTAGTACGGCGCCTTCGGGTCGTCGCCGGCCTCGTCGATCGCCGGCCCCTTCACGCCCTTTGGCGCTTTCCACGCAAGATCCCAGTTGTCCACTTGCTTTGCCGTGATGCCCCGGAAATGACACAGCATTGCCTCGTGAAGCTCGTGCGTCGCGACCAGAAACTCATAGTGCTCACAGCCCATCTTCGAGACGCGGATCTCCAACGTGTCACCGTCAAACCACCAATTTCCGGACGTGTCGTAGGTTTGCTCGTCATGGGGGATGGTCTTGATGACGATGTTCATCGGGCGTACTCCAGTTGACGGCTCTCGTCGTAGGCGACTCGGTCCCGCCTGATCTCCTGCATCACTCGTCGGCTTTCGTTGAAGGACTCGAGGAGCACCCGCTCGCGGGCGTTCGCCTTCGTCGCGGCATCCATCGTCGTGTCCGTGCGGATGCGGTCGAGCGTCCGGCGTTGGTTCTTGAGTTGCGCGGCGTGTCCAGCGACCACGCCCGATTCCTGGAGTTCGAACTCGTGGGCCGCTCGGAAGCTCTCCTGTTGGCTCTCCGGCAATCCCCGGAGCGCCTGCATGGCTCCTGTGACCTGCTTATAGAAGTCGTAGAACTCTTCCTGCGGTTTCGAGAAGGTCGGGGGAAAGCGGGCCAAGAAGCGATTGACGCCGGGATATTCGGCGAGTCGCATCTCGGGTGCAGCCGGATCCCCCTTGGTGAGTGCCAGGATGCGGTCGGTCGCCGAGAGCGCGTACTGGCCATAGTAGCCGGCCAGGCCTCGGAAGATGTGTTCGATGTCGTTCGGCGTGAGCTTGTTGAGTCCCGGGACCGACTGAAAGGCCTTCGACAGCTCCACCGCGCCCGCAGGACCACCCGGACGGCCTTGCATGGGGGGCGGCAGGTTCCGCTGCCACGTCTTGTTGATGTCGCGGTTGAAATAGAAGTCCTTGTTCGTGGCGATCTCCCCGATGACGCGCACGACGGTTGGGAGCGCCTCGACGCGGCTGGCCTGCCAGAAGCTCTTGGCGAGGCGCTGGAAGAGCGCCGGCTCGCTGCCGTTGGCCCACTCGAGAATCTGGCGCGGGGCGGTGGCGAAGACCCACCCGAGCCCGTAGGCTTTCGGCATACTGAACATTTCGTTACTACGACGCTCCTGGTCTTCAAGGGAGAGCGTCTCCCACTCATCGGAGGCGATCCGAAGTCCAGGCGGGATGAGATAGAAGTTCATGTTCCGCTGTTCATCCGTGAGCGCCTGATAGCGTGGGTCGTCCTTGTTGAGCAGGTAGCCCAGGATCTCGGCGAACATGGTCAGACCACCAATGTAGAGCATCCCTCGACCGATGCGACCGGCGGGGTTTCTGTACATCTCACGGAACATCCGCGCGTTCCGGTACATCCCCTGGAAGGCGGGGTTCATAAACGTCACGGCCTGCATGTAGCGCCGGAACTGCTGGTTGGCCCCGTGCAGGTCGAAGTCGATGCCCGCCTCGCGCGCCTGATAGCCGGCTTCGATGTTGACGGATCTCCGGCCAGCCAAGACGTCCACCGGCCGCGCCTTCTCGATCGCCAGTCCAGCCACGCCGACCCGCGTCGTCTCGTCCCAGACACGGAGAATCTTCTCTGCCCAATGCCTGACGTCACGCCGTAGCTTGCCCTGATACCAGGCGCCGTCCTTGAGGTCCTGAATGTTCCTCGCGAGGGCCTCGGGGCTCACGTTCCGGTATGAGAAGATCCTGCCGCCGCCAGCGAGAAAGCGCCGGTAGGTCTTATCCGACTCGAGGATGCCCCTGAAGAACGGCGGGATCGGCCCCCATCCCGCAGCCATCGCCTCTTGTTGCTCGCGCGCCATGTGCGCCGGCATGAAGGACGGCGAGAGCACGACGCCGCGCCGGAGCATCCTGGCTGGGCCCCGCAGGAAGGTGTTGAAGGCCATCGTCGCCCAGGCCGTGTTCTCGGCCATCATGGGCATGTCCTTGCCGGTGAGCGCCCCGATCGAGCGCATGAGCATCGGGTTGAGGATCTGGACGACGTGCGGTGTTCCGCGGCGATAGACCACCATTTCGTTCGCCGGGAGGTTGTCTCGGCTCGGACGGAAGATCGTCGCCAGCCGGTTCAGGTCGAGCTGGTCGAGGATGTCGAGCGAGATCCCGGCATCGCGGAAGGCATCCTCGAGCTCCCGCCGGAACGACGCGAGCTGGACCGTGGTCGCCTTCATGGGCGTCGCCACCTTCTCCAACTGCATCCCGAGGAACTTGCCAGTGGCGAGCGCCTTATTCTCCGTCAGGTCGAGCGTCCGTGCGAGGACCTCATTGCGCTTCACGGCGGAGATGATCGCCAGCAGGTTGCTCTGGTAGAGCTCGAGCGGGTCGAGCACGATCCGTTCGCTGGTGCCTCGGGTCCGGTGGAACCCCTTGCCGAGGCCGACCTTGGTCCCGAGCGCGCCGACCGCTTGCGGGTCACCGGGATTGTCCATGAGCCGGCCCAGAGGCACATAGAGTTCGATCGCGTCCTTGATGGCGGCGATCTCCTGTGGCCCCTTGAGGTCTGAGGAGCCGACCCACTCGAGGAAGGCATCGTTGAAACCCTGCCACTCGTCCATGACTCCGTTGAAGTCCGGATGTGTGGCCTCGAGGCGGGCGATCACGTCGGCCACGTCCACGCTCGACAGGTCGCCTAGCTTGCGAAGGTGCTCGGCTTGCTGCTGATAGATCGGCCGATCCGACATCGCGCGAGACTCCATCACGCGCGCCATGGCGTAGGTGCGGAAGTCGTTGATTCGATTACCGACCGGCTTGAGGATCTGGAAGAAGCTCTTGGTGCCTGGGATGGGCTCGTCGGTCGTGGGGTCGAGGCGCCCCTGGGGCACGCTCGGATGGTCTGGATCGCCCATCAGCGCCGCGTGCGCGTTGTAGATCGACCCGCCCATCGTCCGCCCCAGCTTGTTCGGGTCCTGGTCGGCCGCGAGCTTGGTCCCTTCAGGATCGACCAACTGCACCATCTGCTGAAACGGGAGCCAGCGGTTGACGAACTGAAAGATGTGCTCCTGGCCCTGGCGCTGGAGCTCGCCGATGCTGGCAGCTTGCTTCGCGCGCTCGATGAGCGGGCGCTTCTCCCGCGTCGCGATCATGCGGCCGATGCGCTCTTCCGGCGTTGAGGCTCGAAGCGCAAGGATCTGGTCGCGGAAGGCGTTGAAGGCCTGCTCGAGGTCCGGCACCGTTGCCAACCGCGACTCGAACCACGGGTAGAAGGTCGGCGCGACCTGGCGGGCCAGCGCGGGATCGGTGGCGTAGAGCCGTGCGAACTCGGCGAACCCTTCCGACAACTTCGGTCCCTTCACCCCTTGCACCTGCGTCAGCGCGTCCATTTCTGCGGCGAACGGCTGGAGCTCCTGATTACTGATCTGGAGTCCGGTCATCACGCCGCGGACCATGCTCGTGCCCTGCAAACCGTGGCCGAACTCGTGGGCGAAGGTGTCCACGTCCGTCCCCTTGCGGGCGCGAATGTTGCCCGAGAGCTTGTGCCGCCAGCCGAGGACCCCCTTGCCGACGACGTGACCCTGGATGGCGAGGGCGCCAGACTTGGCCATGCGGAGCGCCTCGGCCATCGCCTGAATCATCTGGTCCTTCCGGGGAGTGTCCGCGGCCTTCGTGCCGAACATACGCCGCACTTGGCTCTGGGGTGGCGCTGGGCGCGTCGGCGTTCTCGCCCCGCCGACGGCCATGCCTTCTCGCTCGGGCACCACCTCTTGCTCTGGCGTCACCTCGAGCGGCTCTTCGACGCCCATCTGTTCCTCGCCGGTGCCCCCGATGAAGTCGCCCTCACCAATCCCCTGCGTGCCCACATCGAGCGCCGGGACGTCTCCGGAGACGACCGCGTTGAGCATTTTCATCTTCCGAGCGATGATCCCCATGTTCCAACTGTCGATGTTCGTGTCGGCGTACAAGACGTGGATTCTGGGGTAGCTCTTGGTGGTCATGCGCCACACCCGGCCGATCGCCTGCACCATATCGACGGCCGAAAAGGGCGACGTCACGATCACCATGTCGCGCGGGGCGTTGCCCACGACGTCATCGAGGTTGATACCCGTGCCACCCTTCTCCACGGTGGCCAGGACCACGCGCGTCTTCCCGGCCTGGAAGTCGTCCATGCTCCCCGTGGTGCCCGAGGCGCCACCGTGGATCTCCGAAATGTCCGTGATGCCCTCGCGCGCGAGGGCCTCCCGCATGAGCTTGACCGTCCCATCGCTCTGGTGGACGACGTCCCGCTCTTCCCCGACCACGTTGCCGAAGGCGTCGCGCACGACGCGCTTGATGGCGACCTCAGAGTAGTTGACCCTCGCCATGAAGACGACGACCTTGCGATTCTCCGCGAGCGAGGCTTTGATGGCGGCAATGGTCTGCTCTACCTTGAAGGTTTCGAGGGCCCGCCGTTGGTGCTGGAGCATCGAGGCCCGCCGAATCCCGACGAGGCGGTCCCCGTATTCGTTGATGTACGCTGTCTCGATCTTGTTCTGCACCATCATCGCCCCAGGCGAGGGCGGGATGGCGGTGAACAGGACCGTGACGCCATCGAGGGCGATCTCGCGCTTGATCATTCGGCCCTGGCGCGTGAGCTCGGTAAACTCCTTCTCCATGTTTTCGAGGACCTTCTGGAGGCCAAGCGCGGGGTTGGCCTCCCAGATCATCACCGCGCCCTTGGGGGTCCGCTGCTTTCTCTGGATCAGGCCCATGCGCTTGAAGACGTCGGCCGCCGAGACCTTGCCGAAGAGACCGGATTCCACCATGTAGTGCACGTGATGCGCCATGTCGGCCGGGGTCGCCGAGAAGAAGAGATTGCCGCCGGAGGCGCGGATCATGCGGAGGCCGGTCTTCGAGGTCTCGCTCGAGATGTTCTTGAGCTTGTGGGCTTCGTCCCAGATCATCACCGTGTTGTCGTCCACGGGGAGGTTCTGGAAGCGGTGGTAGCTCGTGACATAGGTCACGGCGCCAGCTTCGACGGGCCCGGAGGTCCACGGCTTGAGAACCACACCCATCGCGTCCGCGTCTTTCTTGTACGACCCGCTGAACGCCCACTGATCCTTGAGCTTGCGGAGCTGGAGAACCTGTTGCGGTGAGACAATCACGACCTTGTGGCCCCGGTCGGCCAGGATCTTCGCGGCGGCGATCTGCTCTCGCGTCTTCCCGACGCCGGTCATGTCGGCGTTGGCGAAGGCACCGACCTCCTCGAGCGCCTTGAGAGACGCCGCGACCCCTTGGCGCTGCGCCGGCGTCAGATGTTGAGCAAGGCTCTGAGGTATGACGGACTCATCGACCGTGGGGGTGACGTCGTCCCGGGCGGTGATGATCCGGCGAGTTCGCTCATCGCCAGGGCGCTCAGGGTGTCGCTCGACGGGGCCTGCTCCGGGTCCGGGGGGAGCTGGTCCGGCTTGACCGGCCACGCCTGCGGGTCCTGCTGGGGCTTCTGGAACAGCTCCTTGAGCGGCTTGGCCACGGCTCGCCTCCATGCGGGCGCGAATCCCCTCGAAAGCCGGGCGGAGGTACTCTTCGACCCCTTCGCCCAGTGTGCTACGGATCTCACGCGCCCACGTGTCGAAATCCGTAGACCCGGCCTCGTAGACCGTCCCGCCGTAGTCCACCAAATCGTCAATGATGTCATCGGCCTCGTCCGCGCCGATTGCCAGCGTCTCGATCGGCTTGTTGAGCTTGGCCTGCAAC